GCCGCCCGCCACGCCACGCGCGATAGATTGTAATAGGTAGTCATACCTTACACCGCGATCGCCCCGTCTACCCCCCGTAGCGGTCGAAATAAGGGCATACAATAACCCCCCGTCACACCATATAACAGTGGATACCATAGAAAGGGGAATATATAGCCATATGCAGCCGCACACCAACGCACGCCGCGTATACCATGCAGCACCATAGCGGGCCGCTATACGGCATAGCGCGCACATAAGGCGTTATTGATGCACGCCGTGTATACCAGAAAGGAAGAAAGCAGGACGGGCCGCCATACGCACGCCGCGTATACCAACTACAACGGCACACCATAGGCCCGATACACGGCACCGCAACGCACGCCGCGTATACCAGAAAGGCAATAAAAAAGCCGCCCGGATAGGCGGCCTTTAATACATGGGGAATATGTCAAAACAGGTTAAAAGCAATGGTGCGGCGTTCCCGGAAAATCCGGAATTCAGATAAAAGATTTTAACAGCACGTTAAGCATCGCATTAGCGCGTACAGTGGCAACGGTAAGACGCGCGCCGCCATCCATTTTATACAGCGTCACCCGGAAAGCCCGCGCCCGGTCATCCCACGTTAGATCCGCATCGGCCCGGCTAAACGTCACGCCATCCGCATGACGTTTAAAACCTTTTGCCCGTGCGATCCCGGCATACCGATCCGCCGCCATACGTGCAGCCGTTAAGCGTTGCGCCTTATCCATTGTGCGCCGCCTTGCGGTCATTGTACCGCGCTAAAAGATCAAGTGACGCCGTTTTACGCACATTGCAGGCAAGCCCGGCGCGGGCGCTGTACGCCACGATCGCCGCCCTTGTCTGTAACTGGTCATCATGCTGGCTTGCTAACACGTCCATGATCGGCGCGGTGTCATCGTCCAGCCATCGCAACGCATAGATCCCGTTATCACGTATCAGGCGACGCGCGGCGCGGTATTGGCCTTTATTCATCGTTGCCCCCTTCTACCGCCTCGCCACGGTCACACCGCACGGAATACAAGCCAATGCGGCCCGGATAAGTCGCCACGGCCGCGCGGCAATCGTCATAAGAGATCCCCGCGTCAATCACATAATCATGACAATCCGACGCCAGATTATCAGCGCCAACCGCGCCGCACATCGTCACAACGAAAAACCATAAGCCCGCCATAATTACCACCCCCGATCCAGTTTAATGACGTTAATCGCGGGCGCGCCTTCGCCGTGCAAAATTGATCGGTGAAACATTTTAGCGCACACCGGACAGGCGCACGTAGAATCCCATTGATCGCCCTTGTCACCGTTGGCGATGACGTGCAACGTTGATCCGCAATGCGGGCAAGCGTGCGACGCTAACGGCACGCCCGCCACCAATTGACGCGCGACCCATTCCGCGTATTTGTTGAAACGCTCGACGCTTACAACCTTGATCCCGTTAATATCCATTGTGATGATCCTTATTTGATGAATTCTATTGTTTTGATCTGCGATGTTAAGACGGCTTGCGCGTATGTCTTATTTTCCAGCAAATCAAGACGCATCAACCACGCGGCGCAAAACAGGCCGCTATCTGAAAAAATCACGTCTTCGGTTTTAGCGATCAACGTCATCCCCGCCACGGTTTTAATCTTGATACGGGTCGCCGTCTTGTCATTGTTGAGCGTGGCGGCCCCGGTCGCGGCATACGTCGCGCGGGCTTGCTTGATGTATTGTTTCATGCAGCCGACGCGGACAACGTCGCGGACGTGCTCAACCGTGCTAACGTCGCGATCCAGTTCAATGACATTATGAAACGCGCCATCAATGCAGCAGGACACGACAACGCGCACACGGAAAAGCTGATATTCTGCCGGGCTAATACGTGTCGTGATTTCGTAAAATTCGCCGTCTATTTTGTCGCGCAAGGTATGCAGCACGATCCCCGATGCGTTAACGTTGCCACGCTCAACGGCCGCGCAAGCGCGATCGACGTAGTCGGCCGGGGCGGTCACATAACCCGCTTTCAGTTGTTTGATGAAATCGCTTTCCGGGTCATCCTTGCGGGCCTGCTCAAGCGTCACGTATTCGATCGGCGTGTCGTAAAGGCTAACCATGTTAACATCCGGCCGCGCGTTGTAGATCTCCGCGTCTTCAATGTCTAACATCCAGTAACCGCGCTTTAAATACACATATTCCCCGGCCGGATTAGTTGAGCGTAAAACGTGATCGACGGCGTCGAAGGTTGCCGCGTCGGCGTCGGCGCTTGCCGCGTTAAGTTCTGCATTCATCGCGATGATCTCCGCTTCGATTTCTTCGCGGGTAAAGTCGGACAGGTTCAAAATAAATTCATCTTCGAAGCCGTGAACCTCAAAGAAAATAGCGTCATTGCGTAGCGCCTGAGAGCGTGCGGCGGCGGCCTGTTCTGCGATTTCGTCGGCGGTTTTCAGTGTGCCGGAATGATCTAGCGCGCTTTCTAACACGTTTTCAAAATTGCTTTCATAAGACCAGGCGCGCCACACTAAACAGCCGCCGTCAATCTCGCGGATCTCGACTTGCGTCGAACCGTATTTATCAAAGTTGTAAGACACGGCGCGATCGGCCTTGATGTTATATTTTCCAACCATTGCAACGATTTGATCGTGAGTCATTTTTATGTACCTGTTTTGCTAACCGTCGGCCCCATTGCCCCCGGCCCCCGAAGGGAATTTAAATATAAATTATATACGCGTCGTGCGTCAATAACTTTTCTCTTTAATCGTCGGCCGCGTCACCTTTACGGGCCGTCATCCCGTTTTATGAGGGCGTCGCCTTCGTCTTGCGTCGGCCAAATCAGGCGCACACATACGCCCCCGGCGACGGTATATAAAAACGCTTTATACGGCCCTACGTTGTCGCCAAAAAACACGGCCGCCCCGATAAACGCCACGATCGCGCCGCACGCGGTAAACTTTATTGCGGCCTTTGCGGCGTTCCCGGAAAATCCGGATCGTTTCATGGTGTCACCTTTACGCGGTAAACGCTTACCACGTCCCAACCTTCGACACATTGCACCGCCAGCGCGGCCCCGTCCGCCTTCGTGCTTTCCAGTATGCGCACATGACCTTTTAAGCCTTCGACCTCATAAACGGCCGCGTCGGCGTCCAGATCGTACACATCACCATTAACCACAATGAATTGATCCGGCGTATAGGTGAAATAATCGTCCGGCGTGCCTTCGCCGTTGTGATATTTGGCCGCCGCCGTCGCTTTCTGGTCATCGGTCAGATCTTGCCAGTAGACCGGGCGCACATCGTCCGCGATAACTTCGCCGACAATATCCCACGGCGATCGGGAATGTTCGCCCGCGTAAAACTTGCCCGATGCCGTCCAGATCTTAAACTCGCGCGGACGGTATGCGCCCCGGTACATTTTCCAGATCCGCCCCTTAACCGGGAATGTAACGACGGCCCCGGCGCTATTCGTTAAAACGATTTGATCCACGGTGACGCGGTCGCCGCTACGATTGAAGAAAACGCCCGGCGCGGTGATATTTAATTTCATGATGATCCCCTTATTAGTTAATGACTGATACGGATTTAAAAGGCGCGCCCATGACCGACGGGCCGCCGTGTGAATCGCGGCGGGCGATCTCAATATGGCAAGGCATCCAGCCGGATGACCGCCCCACGATAAAGCGCCGTGTGATCCCGGCATCGTCTACCACTTCGACGCGGCGACCTTCAAGGCCGATTAATTGCGGTGTAAGTTCGACATCACAACGGCGATCGGATGCGAAGGCGTAGACCCGCCCGGCGTCGATCACTTTATTGCACGCGTTAAAATGTTTTTTCGTGCCGACGCGGGCGGGAATATCCAGCGCGGTGACGTCGATCCCCTTCGCGCCTAAAATCATTTCAGCCGCGCGGCCTTCGCTTTTAAGCCATTGCAGCACGCCCGCCGCTTTACGGTTCAGCACGTCGAAGCCATAGCAGGTAAAGCCCGCGCCCGCTTTCATGACGTATAAACGTTGATCTTTATTGATGGATGACAGGATCATAATTAAGCCCCTTGTAACAGAAGAGTGAAAAAATTATTTGAACAGCCGATCAAGCGGCCTGTTTTACGCTCGCGTAAATAAAACGTTTTACGCCCGAAAGAATAACGGCGCTCAACCTTACAGCGACGCCACACCGCCCGCGCGTCACGATATATAACAGCCGCAATTATTGAATAACCGATCAAGATAATAGCCATTAACATGACGCGCCCCCGGATTAATTAGTTTTCAAAGATAAACCAGCCGATAGTTTCGCCACGGCGGCGACCTTTGGCGATATACTCACGCTCGATATTCAGGCCGATTAATTCCGCGATACGCAAAACACAATCCAGGCCGCACGCGCCATCGATACAAATGCGATCATCCTTCTCATGGTAACGCATACCGTACAAGGAATCCGGATTGTTAGCGGGATAGGGTGCGCCGTCTATCGGGAATACATGAGAGGCGCGATCCTTAATAGTCAAAAGGCGCTGCTGGTAATTAGCACATAGCCATTCTGCAAACACGGTGCCAACCATATCATACCCGCCGCCCATACATTTAAAACGCTCCCCCTTGTTTCGGTCATCCAGGCGGCAAATATTATATCCGTACGTTTCGCGCCCTTTTGAAGTAGACCAGGACAAAGAAAGATGATTGATAGTTTTCATAATGTATCGCCTCGTTTCGTTTTATTGTGTGGGCGGTTTCGCCCCCGCCCCGAAGGGAATTTAAATGTAATTGGTATACGCGGCGTGCGTCAAATCTTTTTATCATATTATTTGATTAACCGCACATAAAAGCGCCACCGATCGCCACGTCGGGCCGCAATGCACCGCCACGCCCCACGGCCGCCGCCCCGGTACACCGTAAAACGGCACGCGGCGCCACGCATTAAACCTTTGAATTCTATACGAAAAACCGACGCCAACCGGGCCAAATCTGGCAGATCGGCGCATAGGTTAAGCCGTTGATTTATAACGATTTGTACGAAATCCCGCCAAAAACGACAACCGCCCACGACGGCAGGCCGCGCCGGGCCTGACTTTCTCTATAAAAATTTCCGGCGTTCTTACTTGGGAGATCTACCCGGTTGAAAATTTTTGAACGACATCCCGTTTCCTTACTTCAAAAAGTTACCCGGTTGCGGTTTTTCTATACGGCGTTCCAACAAATCATCCGGCCTACGTTTTCTTACTTGAAAAAGTTACCCGGTTCCGGTATTTTTGATGCGAATCGAAACGAAATATCGTCGGAGGAACGCCAGTGGCAAAGACCAACCCGTACGGAATTGAAATGCCGAACAGCAGGTGGAAAGACATCGGAGGGCAACGGTTCGGAAAACTCACCGCCTGCCATCCGACCGGAAAGAAGTACCACGGACAGCACATCTGGCTATGTGAATGTGACTGCGGTGGATTCAAAGAAGTCCCGGTCGGGTCACTCACAAGTAAGTCCGGTACAAAATCTTGCGGTTGTGACCTGTACAACAACGACCGTCTGATAACACACGGAAAGTCGGACACACCGATGTATGAACGTTGGCGCAGCATGAAGCGGCGATGCGAAGACCCCACCAGCAAGTCTTACAAATACTACGGCGGTAAAGGTGTCAAGGTGTGCGGCCGCTGGCAGGATTTCAATAACTTCCTCGCTGACATGGGGGAGCCGCCGACCCCGGCGCATGAGATCGACCGCAAGGACGCGAACGGAAACTACGAGCCGGACAATTGCCGTTGGCTGACAAAAGCCGAAAACGTTAGCCGGGCTGCACGCTGCCGCAAAGCGTAAAATCCCTGCTAATCTGTAGGACGACACCCCTTTCAAAACTCGTACCACCCTTTTTGCCTGTACCACCCTGTAGGGCGCGACCATCGCGTCCTCGCTACCACCCTTCTCGTAGAAATGAATTGACATACGTCGCGTGTAGAACTATTGTTCTCCGAACATAACGATTCACGAACCAACTGGAGCCATCCCAATGAGCAAAGAATTAAGCCCGGCCGAACTGACTGGCGCAATGATGACGACCGAGCCGGATGTCGAACTGCCGTCACGCGTGCGCGTGTACAGCGTCGTGGGGAATCTCATTGCGCTGGAAGTCGGTGGTGTTTACACCCTGTCACAAGAACTGCCGCTTGACCGTACGCTTTCGCAGGTACAGGACGAGGCCAATGCCCTCAAAGCGAAGATGCGGGCCAGCCTCAATTCCTCCATCCGGAACGCCATGAAGCACCACGGCCAACGGTTCAGCATGGAATCCGCGCTGGTGACTTACCCGTCTGGCCGCATGTTCATTCAGGCCGTCGTAACCTGTACGGCCACCGACGTCGCGGATGACGACGAAGTTTAAAAACGTAGGACGGCACGCCTGAAAAATGGCGTACCACCCTTTTGACCTGACACCCTATAGGACGCACACCGATGAAAACAACGCACCCCCCTATTGAACTGAGTCCGGTACGAGACATTGCCCGCACGGCTTTCGTCTACAAGAAGCCCGGCCAGAAAGACGGTGAGATCTACATCGAGAAGGACAACGGCGATACGGAGATCGTTACCCCCCTGACCCGCGCGGACGCCATTGCCCTTATCGCCGGACTGCGTTCAGCCTTCGACATCCCGGACGAGAACGCCGAGAAGGTTGAACTGCTACAGCGCCGCCTTGACCAGACGCAGGAGCACATCGAAAGCATTTCGCTGGTCACTGCGGCCAACATCATGTACGAGAATGGCCTGAGCACCGCAGTGCTGACGCCGTCCCGCCTGATCACCGGGCAGATGCCAGATCTGGAAATCGACGCGACCCGCCCGGACACCATCACCTACCGTCTGAAAGAGGAACCGCTGAATGCAGCCGACTAATACCGCGTTGATGGTCAATAACGCCATGCACCCGAAAGGCCGCATCGACGTCGTCCCGGCGTTCCGCGCTATCGAGCGGATTTATAGCGTGACCATTCACGCTACGCACACCGGGATCAAAGTGTCCTCGGCCACGAATCACCGCGTGACCTTCTATCAGTCCGGCGACCCGGCCATCGCTAAAAACGGCGAGGCGCGCGGCGCGGAAGAATGTGCGGCCATGCGCATGTACATCATCAAGTTTCTGGATTGGGCCATGACGAACATGCCATGCCCGGAAGTTCAGAATGTCGTTGTGGAGGTGGCTGGTGGAAAGCATTGAATACCTGCGCGTGCAGTATCAGGAATTGCGCAAAATCCGGCTAGACCAGATCACCTGCAAACTGGCCGCCCTTGAAACGTTCATCAAGGACATGGAAGACGAAGTTCAGCAGCACAGCACCATGATGCTTGACTTCGCCACGTCGCTTAACGACGAGGGAACCTATAACACCGTCAGCGATCAGTACGCTGAGTCAATGGCGAGCCTTCGGGCGGCCAAAGAATCACTTCGCGCCGCGATGTTCCATGCTGCGCAGTCGATGTACCACGGAGCACCAGCCAATTTAATTAACGTAGGAGCCATAGAGCATGAAAATCAAGAGTTATGAGAAAGCCATTATCTTGCACCTCGGCGCGCTGTATGACGCGGCCAACGACGGTAACGAGAAGGTCAAGCCGCTGCACCGCCTGATCCTGAACCTGCCGAACGTTGACGAAGAGGCCGTAACGGCTTTCGCGAAAGGAGCGTTTAGCGATGCACTCGAAAAGCATGAAGTGTCAGATCCGCCGGAGGCGTCTTACAAGACAATGGGCTTTGCAGCGTACGGCGAAGAGGTTGACAGCAAGTTTGCGCTCGCCATCCCCGGAACAAACGCCATCGTCTTCCAGATCGAAAAGCGCGAGCGAGTGCTGCCCGGCGTTAGCGTACGAAACGAAGTCGTGAAGCGCATGGCCGCGTTGCGCGAGAAAGAGATCGAGGGTTGGGAGCCGAACCGCAAGGATTGGGCGCAGATGAAGGACGACGTGGAAGCGGAAATGCTGAAACACGCGCCTATCCGCCCGTCCCGCGTCAACGTCATCCTGTCCGCCCCGTTCGTGTACGTGTTCACGTCGAGCGCGAAGACGGCAGAAGAGTGCAGCGCGCTGATCCGTACCGCGCTCGGCACATGGCCCGTTGAACACCTCCTGCCGAGCGAGTATGAGCTGCGCCAGTTAATGCAGCGCGCGGTTCTCGGCCAGCAGGACGGCATCAAGGGCGATGCATTTATCCACCTGAAACACGATGACGGCGACGACGTCAAGATGAAGGACACGGACATCTTCAAAGACGAGGCGGTGGTTGACCTGCTGTCCCGCCACTGGACTGTCCGCGCACTGGATCTCGAAGTCGATACGCAATGCCCGGGCATCGACACCGTGTACTTCCGCCTGTCCGACAAAGCCATCCTGTCCGGTATCCACATCGGCGAGGCCGACGTTGATGCGAACTACGACGCCACGCTCGAACGCTACGGCACCGACGGCGGCCAGTTCCTGACCATGATGGCGAACCTGTTCCAACTCGATAAGTCCCTGCGTGCGGTGATCAGCGTGCTGGACGAGGCCGGGCAGGTAGTCGAGTACACCGGAACGCTGAACGACGAAGAAGACGACGACGAGGTTTAACAATGGCCGCGACTACCGACAAAAGCGTGCGTGAAACTCACGAAAAACTTCTGCTCGGAATGAAGGACGGCGAGTCGTTCTTTATCGAGGGCGTGAAGCCGCAGGATCTTGGCTATCTGCGTCGCATGGGCTATCGGCTTAACATCCGCCTGTCCATCCGGTTCACGCTGCAAGACCAGATCTACGGGAAGATGGGTACCCGCGTTTACCGGGACAAAGCGGATAAAAAGGAGTAACGAAATGGGAGCCTATGCCACGCCCCAAGTAGACCAATACTGGCAGGTCAAAACGACAGGCCAGATCATGCTGATACGCCAGCCGGAGAATCATGTGTTCAGTCCGGAATGGCACCTGAACTACCGCCGGGTGCGCCTGCTGCACCATCCGGAATCCTCCTGCGTCTTTGTCGAGGACTACGGCACCTGTCTGAGCGCGCTGGATGACCCATGTGTCCTCGAACTGGACTTGAAGGAGTACAAATACTGGAATCTTATTTACAGTAACCCCGACATATGATTAACTGCGGACTCGGCATAGTGCTTCCTTATCGGCTCCTGCGTTGTCCGCTTTAAGCCAGTGGTAATCTTCGGATGCCACCTTCCAAAAGCCCGCAATCCCTTTACGCGGGCTTTCTTTTGTCCTGAATAAAGTTATTGACGTACGTCGCGTGTACGACTAATATTCCCGTACCATAACAAAGGAGTCATGCCGATGAAGACCCACGTAATGAAATTCGTACCTTTCAACCAAGCGTTGATCGGGAAAGAAGTGCTGTACGTGTTCCCCCTGCCGTACGGGCCACGCTGCCTTGTCCGTACCAACGGAACCGACCTTGAAGTCGTTAACGCCGACACCACCGAAAACCTGACGGGCTTCGTCCCGGATCTCGAAGACCACATCCGCAGCCTGTACTCGGCCATGTTCAGCGAGCCTAACCCGAAATACACGCGGAACGGCGAACAGGTCGTGTTCCCGTTCATGGTGTTCGACGTCATCCTGCATGACCGTTCAGCCTCCAGCAACGACGACGGCAGCGCTGACGGCGTCAGGGCCGCGCTGGAAGATTGGGACGACATTGGCGTACCCATGAAGGCAGAAAAGGCCGCTATGACGATCCTGTGCGCCATGCTGGACGAAGAATTCATCGCCGGGAAGACGGTTCACGATTTATGGTGGCAGCGTGCATGGATCAGACGCGGGCTGGTGGCCTGCGGTCTGGCGAATCCGTACGTTTACCCACGTCCGCCGCTGAAATGGCTGACGCAGTCGCCTCGCGATTGGGCTTGGGAGAGCGGCGGTATCGCGTCAGACCTGCCATCCGAGAATTGGGACATGATTTACAACGTGTTCCGCCGGAAGTACCGGGCGGCGCTTCTGGCCGACGTATGGCAGGGCTGGAAAGTCGGCGGTGGCGCGTTTCGCATTTTAACCGAAGGGGAAGTGGAAATATGAGCACAGGACATCGATCACCCGTCCGGATGCAGGACGAATTTATATGCACGTATTGCGGTAAATCATGGGACATTAACGACCCGGAACCGCCGTCGTGCCTCGCGGAGAACGAAGGGAAAGCGATGTTCACGACAACGCCTACCGGACGTCGCGTTTCGGCCAGTCCGGCATTCGCCATCCCGTACGGCACCCCGGCATCCGGCGCGCGTCTGGCCGTGCCGCCAGTACCGCCGGAATGGATCGAGCAGTACATGAGCGGCGTCGATAAGGTTGTGCCGTCGGTCGGCGCGTACGTGCTGTACACGGACAACGCGTCCACGCTGGTCTATGCGCTCGACGCATTGCAGGCGATGGAATTTTTCACGAACACGATGGGTAACTGGATGACGGCCCGCCAGATGTACAGCATCAGCGTTGACCGCATGAGCAGCATGGATCAATACGGCACCGGGCGCACGCCGCGCGTTGAAATGAATCCGCGGGTCATGGAGACGGCCAGCCGGGCCAGATCGAACAGCGGCCGCCAGCACAAAATCGTTAACATCGTTGAATTCTCTAACATCTTAAAGGCATCCAAATGAGCGAACAAAAAGTCACATACATCACCGATGATAAAAGTCTGAAAGACATCCTTGTCATGGCTATCGAGCAGGAAGGCGGCATTTCCCCGAACCATATCCTGTGCGTGGCACATAAATACCTTGTCGAAAACTGCGGAACGCCGGAAGCGAACATTCAGTCAGTCGATGAAGTCGAGGTGGACGGCGACGCGATGCCCCGGGAGATCCGCATTAAGTGGACGCGGGTCAAACGTCCGTCCGCTGTTACGCCAACGGCCGCAGAAGCGACCGAGTGGGAACGCGAGCAATGCCAGCAGATCCTGAGCAGCATTCTCGAAACGGTGCGCGCCAGTGCTAAATACTCGAAGATGGCTGGCATTCTCGGTATAACGCTGACCGACGCCATGTCGCCCACCGACAGCGCACTCTACGAGCAAATGCGAAGTCGCGGCAAGTTGACCCTGAAAGACTTCGAGCCGTTGCGCCTCGCCGACATCACGCCGGGCGAACTGGCCGCGCTGCGAGAAGCGCTGGAAGACAAAGGACGCCGTCTCGATACGGCTGAAAGCGCTGTCACCAGTCTGCAAATCCAGTTATCCGAGGCCCACCGCCGTCACGCCGAAGATAACACCGAGCACGACCGGGAAATGACCAAGTTGCGCGCCACGATTAAGTCGATGCAGGACGACGCCCGGTACACCAAGAAATCCGAGTCGTTACGCTCGGCATGGGAAGCGCTGGCGGCCATAGACCTGACAACGGCACGCATGGTGGTTCTTTCAGGACTGCAACTGTACCCGGACTTGGCCGGGCCTGCGCTTGAAGTGCCGCACTACCGCCTGAACGTAGATCTGGTTTCCAGTCTGCCCGGCCCCATTCGTAACTACATCCATGCGATGTGCGATAACCTGCTGCTGTCACCTCCGCCAAAACCAGTCACGCAGCAGATGGTCAAGGACATGATAAACCGCATCCACGCGTCAATGAGCGCATCCACGTTCAGCGATCTGACCCGTAAATATTCCGGCGCCCACCCGCTGTCCATGATGGCGGCCGACAAATACGAAGCCTTCTACATTGAGGCCGAAGACCTGCTGAACGGAGAAACTTTTTAATGAGTCAGTACGTTGATGCGCTGAACGCGCTGAAAGGCATGGACGAGCATGAACCGAAGTGGATAGGCGACCAATGGCGTACGCCGGAGTGGCTTTTCCAAGCGATTAACAAGCTGTACGGGCCAATCGTGCTCGACCTGTTCACCGACGGCCAGAACGCCAAATGCGAGCGATTCTTTACGGCCGAAGATAACGCGCTGCGGCAGGATTGGGCGAAGCGTCTGGCCGAGATCCACGCCAGCGACGAATTCGACGCCAAGACCCGAGTTTGGGCCTACGCTAACCCGCCGTACAGTCAGAAGCGCGCCGGGAAAGAACCGCTTACCGGGATGACCCACATCATGCGCAAGGCCGACGAGGAACGGGCAAAAGGCGCTGGCACCATCTGGCTGACCAAAGCGGCGACGTCGGAAAGCTGGTGGCCGGACGCTATCGCCACGCGCACCATCTTCATCAAAGGGCGCATCGGGTTCGAACCGCCAGTCTGGTTCCGGCCGAAGGAAGGCAGCAGCGAAATCACGTCGGCCGGGTTCGGCGCGGCCATCCATATCTTCGACCCGGAGAGTGACCGCATCTTCCCCAACGAGTATATCGACCGTGAAACGCTACTGGAAATCGGCGCACCACTGGCTAACGTATCGGCCAAGATCCGGAACCGCTGGATCAAGATGTGGGACGAGATTTAAAGAAAGCGTTTGACATACGCGACATGTGTAATTAATATTACTCCCGAAGGCAAATTAACCAACGGGAGTTTTTTATTATGGTAGACGTGAAGAAAGAGCGCGGTCTGAAAAAGACCAGCAGCGAGAAGTTTGAAGAAGCCATCCTCAACGCGCTGAACATGGACAGTTTTGACTACGAGGACGACGGCGATATGCGCGACCACGCAGTGAAGATTATCAATGACCTGCAATCCTCGCCGAAAAGCAAGGATCAGTACGACGCCGAGGATTTCCGCAAGGCCGTGCTGGCGCAGTTAGGGTTAGACCAAGCCGGATACGCCACGCCATTGATCATGAAGGAGCACGTTCTTGGCCTGATTCAGTCGCTGCTCGATACCGAACAGAAATACCTGAAACTGCCGAAAGGCAAGACAGACCCGACTGTCACGGTATTCCATCTGGAGCGGCCAGCGTTGAGCCAACCCACGGCGGAAATCTGCGAACAGGTCTTCGGATACATGCTGGATCGTCTGATTCAGTTCGAGCGCAAAAACCCGGGACTGGAATTGGGATGGATGCAGCCGGACTGGCCGAAGCAATGTTCTGACGCCATCCGCCGCTGTCTTGAAGAGAATCAGTACATAGACGCGATGAATTACATCATGTTCGCCTTCGCGCAGGGATGGCCGCTAGATGAAGCCCTCGTCACGCCGAAAGCCGTTGCACCGTCGGCCGCCCGGTCATGGCAGTACGAATTCCGTAACGTCAAAGACAGCAACGATTATTCCGAATTAGTCAAAGTGCTGCATGATGCGCTGACGCAAGCCGCGTATGGTAAAGGGCGGGAACGCCACGCAAACGACCTGCCTTTCCACCAGCAGCCGATGAACGCTATTTCCGACCTGATCGGTAGCCCGCTCGGCTTGGTCTATCAGGTGTGCAAGAAGGTCGTGGAGGGTGTCAACCTGCCAACGCATGACCAAAGGGTTAGGGAGTTGCTCGGCGTGATCAATTATACTGCCGGGATTGTCATCTGGCTAAATCGCCACCAATCAAATCCACCGAAGGAATAAAGGGGCCACCATGAAGAAGATCGCTGCGCTAACGCTGTTTGTATTGATTATCTGCGGTGTGCTGTTTGTTATTGGCCGTGTGGGCGCGGCGATCGGGTGTAACGACGTCAGCGTCCAGACAGAACTACCAACCAAATACAGCCCGTTAAGCGGCGGCTACATCAAACGAGACGGCCAATGGGAGCCGTTAGACTGGAGACTATGACCATGAAAATTCCCGCAGGAGACGTTAAGCCGGGCGTACTCGCGACCATCTTTGGCGAGCAGTTCCGCCTTCGCTATATCACGTACCACAACGTCGGCAGCGTCACGCTGCGCTTCCAGCCGGGCGACGAACCGCTGTCACCGTTCACCGAGAATGACGTGCTGACCATGACCGTTCCGCGCACATTTGAAGTCGAGGTGGACAGCGATGGCCGATAGCGAGTTAGAACTGAAAGCAGGCCGCACGTATCGCGGAAAACGGCCGCAGAACCGAAACGGACTGGTGAACGACCGCACCATCCTGTACATCGGGGCCACGCACATCCAGTACGACGGCCCGGTCGTAGGCTTCGGCCGACACTATCCGAGTTGTACCCGCGAAGCGTTCCTGAAATGGGCCGAGCGAGACGTGACTGACGAATTACCGAAGGGAGAATATGCAGAATGGCCGATAAAAAATTGAGATTCGGACACCTCGAAACGGGTGACATGGCGCTGGAGCGTAACAGCATCCGCATCGGGTACAGCCCGGAAGTAACGTTCGCCGTGAAACGCCGCGTAGAGCGCACCACGCCGACGCAGATCATCATCGGCAACTCGCGCTACCGGAAGGACGATGGCCGCGCCATTGGCGAAGCCGGGTGCCTGTTTACCGAGGACGACATCGGTGAAGGGAAAACCGTCAACATCGAGATCGTAACCGAGGCCGAATTCCGGGAGATCCAGCACCTGTTCTACGAATTCAAGGCCGGAGTTTTGGCCGCGTGTGAAGGGTACGACATCACCGCGACGGACTTGGCCGTCCTGTTCCGCGAACGGGAAGTGCGCGAAGGGTTAGTGGCGCGCTGGCGGAAAACGAAGGAGACGATCGCCGACCTGCACAAACAGACCCGCGATTTCATGGTCGAGAAGGGCCACGGTGATCGACTGGAGCACGCCCGGAAAAGAAAGTCTTAGAAACTGTTTGACATACGTCGCGTGTATAACCTATATTATCCCCGAAGGCAACAACGGGGATTTTTACTTTAGGGGACAACATGCTGACTATCACTGCCGATGAAATGTATAAAGCTGCTACCGACCACCACACTGCCGAAGCAATTGAAGTACGCGGCGAGGTAGAGCGTCTTATCCGCCGGGCCGCCTCGGCCGGGCTGACCACCACTACGGTCGCGCTGTTACACAACGACCATCCGCTGTCCGATAAATCTCGCGCCATGCTGATTGGCTGGATAAAGGAAGCCGGGTTCGAAATCTATTCCGATCCTGACGAACCGCCATGCACCCTACAAATTTTGTGGGGGAGGGCCGCCGCATGAAAGCCGACCGCACCCACGCAGTCATCGCAGAACTGGAAGCGAAAGGCTATCTGGTGGCCGTCAACGGTGTCCACGACGAGATCTGGTTTGACATCATCCATCAGGTCGGGCCGCTGTCCGCAGCGGAACGCCAGTCCATTGAAGACCGACTGCTGGCCGCATACAGCGAAGACTTGAAAGAGTGGGCCGACCACCTGCTCGGTTCGTGGCGCGAGGCGCACCCGGGCATCGTACGCATTTGGGACGGCGTACCCATTCGGTATAACGACGAAGAGGACAAGTACAAAAAATGAAACGCGGAAACTTATTTCGACTCGAAGCGCGCCGACAGGCATCCGTCATTCGCCAGCGCATGAAATGGGACTTATACCCGTTCGTCCGGCACATCGTCAAACGCCTGCTGAAAGGCGACGAAGAAGTCGTACGCGCGATGTACGGCAAAGGACTGACCGACGTTATGGCGTCGTTCTACGGCATCACCCGTTCGCCCGGGCCGCGACGCATCCACGTCCGGTCTGGCCGCCCGTACCCGCTGCCGTTCATTGTTCGCGACGGATCGCCGATCCACATGACCCCTGTATACCGCCAGTTGACTATCGATCCGTGGCTCCCGCCGAGGGAAGCACTCGCCGAGAAGGGCATCAAGGTGGAAAACTCGGATGAAATCATCAGCCTGCTGTCCAAAAACGACTTTAAGTACGGACTGCGGTTTACCATTAATCCTGAACTAGCCGAGGACTAACATGGCTAAATTAACCCGGAAAGAACAGGCGTGGGTAGACGAGGTGAACGCCGTGATGGCGCGCTGCCCGTCACCGAAGAAAATCGGCTTCTACACGATCGGCGACCCTACCATCATGCTGTACGACCGACGCCGCGCGGACGAAGTAATGGCCGCGCTAAACAGCCGTTCCTCGTCCGACTGGTGTATAGCGGTTCGCGACATTAACGCAGGGTTTGACGAGGTTATCGAATTCCCGTCTCAAGTGGAGAGCACCGCAGGATGACCACGATGAAAGAGCGTCACAAAATACCGCACTTCCAGTACAGCGGCGGGATCTGGTACTGCTACCGGGCGTTTGACGGCGGCGCGAAGTGTTACCCGGAATACTCGCCCACCAGCCACGCCGAGCTATGGTACAGCGACAAGGCGATGGCCCGCAAGGTGGAAGTGTACGGCTGGTGGAAAGCCAAAGACCCGAAGAATGCCCGCCTGACCGATGCAATGCTGCTTCGCTACGCCGGGGCCATCCGCTACGTGGAAGAGGGTAGCCGCCGGAAATGGGGCATGGTCATCAAAGACCTGCGCATCTTCGCGGAGAACGTCGGTAGCCGCTTCTCGCGGGAGTATTTCGCCCGGGCGAGGAAAGAGGACGTCAAGCGCGCGAAAACGATGCGTGGCAAGGAACAGGCCCGGCGGGTGGAAACGCTGATTGCCTCGGGATACTGCCGGGTGTCGAACAACCATCGCATCGTCAGCCGTATCGATCGGCCAGACTGGCGCGAAGTACTGGCGCTGGAATTATGCCCGCAAGACCCGTATGGTGCCGGGATCGACCGTTCGTACGGGAGCGGCATGGCCGACTTCTATCGTCGCGGGAACAGCAAGGATCAATTGACCATCGAAGACGAAAGGGTCTTCCGGCGTTTCCCGGGTTCCGGCGACGGCCCGACGGACTTCATACCACTATGCGAGGACTTACCAGATGCCAACTAACAAAGAGCCGCTTGTCGTCAGCTTTTCCGGCGGCCAGTCGTCCGGCTTTCTTTGTGCATACCTGATCGAGAACTACGGCCACAAATATGACCTGCGTTTCGTGTTCGCCAATACTGGCCGGGAGCACGAAGAAACACTGATATTCGCCGACAAGGTGGATAAACACTTCGGCCTGAATCTGGTGTGGCTGGAAGGCTACGCCAGTCCGGAACATGGTGTCGGGATGCGCCACCGGGTCGTCAGTTTCGAGACGGCCGCGCGGAACGGCGAACCGTTTGAAAGCCTGATCAGCGTCGAGGGCATCCCGAACATATCGCGCCAGAAGTGCAGCGACTACCTGAAAACGCAGACAATCCGCCACTGGATGCGCAGCAATGGGCTGGCGCGCCGTGGATGGAGTGCGAAGACGGCCATCGGAATGCGGGCTGACGAGCCGGAGCGGGCTGACCCGAACAAAGCGTCGGCCAAGAAATTCAATCTGGTGTACCCCCTTTGCCATTGGGGGAGTTTCGATAAGCAGGACGTGAACGACTATTGGGATGCCATGCCGTTCAAACTCAACATCCCGCCGCATTACGGGAACTGCCTGACCTGCTTTAAAAAGAGCAATGCAAAGCTGTACCTGATAGCCCACGAACACCCTGAGTGGTTTACGTGGAACCGCGACATGGAAATCCAATACGGCCACGTTAAAGCAGAAGACGGCCATACATGGTTCCGTGGCAAACGAAACACGGATCAGCTTATGGCCGACGCCGGACTGGAAGACCGCCAGCGCCTGCTGTACCTGACCCGCACTAACCCGGACGATGGCGATGGCTGCACATCATCTTGTGAGCCGTTCCAGTCCGACCTTTTTGATGAAGACTTTGAGGATGATGAAGTATGAATGTGAATATGTGTAACCCGGCGGCCAAGCCCGTCATGATCTATCTGGCCGGGCCGTACCGCCCGTACACCCTCGGCGCGGGCTGCACCGTTACAACGTCGGTCAACATCCTGAAAGCCGAAGAGACGGCCGTGTCGGTTGTCGATCAACTCTACGCCCATAAGATGTTCCCGGTCACGCCGCACCTGAACACGGCCAACTTCGAGTACAAGACCGACAACGAGATACCGGACGAATACTGGCTGGAATGCACGATGGAATTGATGCGCCGTTGTGACGCTGTTCTGCTGATTGGCTGTGATGCGATGCTCAGTTCAGGTACCCGCGCTGAGATTGAAGAGGCGAAGCGGCTGAATATCCCGGTCTTCAATAACCTCGATCATCTGGTGTCCTCACTGCGGTACCACCAGACAATCGAGGGTGAACGTACAGTGGTCATTACCCACCCGACCATTTAACTATTTCCAGCCGCATAGCCGTTCGCCGATTTCATCGTGGGTGGCGATCTGCCGTGCGGTTTCATCTGTCAGCACGTCTTCTTCGCCGATGTAGATGGCGCGCGCGACAGAACAGAAAGACGGCGCAGGGTTAATCCTTTCGACGCATCCACTTACGGCGAAGCAGATCGTTAGCGCCACCATCAGGGAGTTTATTGATTTCATTATGCACCTCGGCCACTTGTTTATCCGCGTTTGCCTGTTCCCGCAACGTGTCGTAGTTCTGGTTATTAATCTGATCCTGTTTGCCCTTCGCGCGTCCTGCCCGCCAGACGCCGAAGATGGCTACAACGAAAACGAGCGCCGCAAGGACGCCCGTCTTGATCCGGGCGAATAGCCCTGTCATGCAGCCGCCCCGGCCCGATGCTTCCGGTACGCGACCCATCCCATGTACAGGCCAATCGCGATTGTGGCCGCGCCGAATGCGATGCGTACCCAATCACCGGAAGAAATATCGCCGTGGGCGCTGTCCATCGCAGCCTTGACGGGCTGAACCATGTCTACCAGTTGCGCCGCACCGAGTCCGGCCACGCTTGTCGCGGCTACAGTGGTGCGGTTCACAGGCTTGGTCGCCTTAACGATGCCCGCCCGGCGCAGACCTTCCTCGATCACTTCGTCCGAGTACCACGTATTCGCGTTGTTGTACGGCGTCAGGCCGAACGCTTCCGGATTCCCGTTTTCGTGGCGGATGATGCCTTCCACCAGACCGCGCATGGTGTCGTAGTCGTGGAGGTTCAGGGTTTCGCTGTTCGGGTTAACGTCCAGAACGGCGGCCACCTGTTTCGCGTAGGCAGACACGTTGTTCTCGACTGCGGGTGCCCACCGCTCGATCACTTCGCGCACCGAGTCAATTTTGCTACCGTCATTCGCTTTGCGCTTGTCGTAGTAGGTGGTCAGGGTGACGGCAATGGCGCGGATGCCAGATGCCGGGTCTTTGAACTGTGCGAATCGGCTGTCCGTCGCTTCACTGCGCGGGATCAGCCCTTGCCACGGCGACCCCCATTCGATATTGCCGGGGTTGTTATTGCGAATCCCACGCGGCTCCTGTTTAGCCATCGGTTATTTCCTCATCATTTGGGAAGATAGTGTGTCCACGCTTTGTTTCAGGTCGCGCATGTCGGCGCGCAGGTCTGAACGAAGGGCGGAGTTTTGCGAGACGGTTTCGGCCCGGAGAACCGTGAACGCCGCGTCAGTGGAGTCCTGACGTTTCTCGACGTTGGTCAGCCGGGTGTCCGTCTGCGTATTCTGATTAGACAGGTCGGCGAAGCGGTTGTTGACGTACAGTACCGCCGCCACCAGCATCGAAGCCATCGTCAGAATCGTGGGGAGATTGACAGACAGGTCTAACTTGATGCCGCCGGAGTTATCCCCCGGCCGTTCCCGTTCCATTTCGCTCATTGGGTGCTTCCTCACATAAAAAATTAGCGGGACAAGCCCGCTAAGAATATTAACCCGTCAGTAATCAGTACACAAAGCGGCAAGTGATTTGCACCCGATGTTTCCGGGGCGGCTGCGGCATTTCGTACATCGACTTGTCGCGCATCATTACCTGCTCAAGTACCTGACGGACTCGTAGCGTGGATTGGGGAGCATCTTTGTCTGGGTAATTAGCTATATCGGCATAGTGCTGTAAAACTTGAGACACTTTTGCAAATGATTGCGGGATGTCCTTGTCAGGGTACTCCGCCGTCATTGATACGTGCTGAATTACCTGCTGAACCGCGATGGGTTTATGCAGGGTGCTCCAATCCGGGTAAGACGCGTCCTGTGCCGCTTGCTGGATGATCTGGCTGACAATAAGCGGCCGGAACATGGTACCGGGATCAGGAAAATCGTCAATCTGCGCAACGTGTTCTAACACCTGATTTACAATGGCGTCCGACGTCGGCAGATGGACATCCGGATAGTCGGCCGGAATCGCGATGTGCTCCAGCACCTGATTGACCGTCAGGAAGGATACCGGGACAGTCGGGTCAGGGTAGGTCGCGCGGAACGCCACTGGCTGCATCACCTGACGAACGTGGATACCGGACTCGGCCACTTCGCCCGGCGGTGGCATGTAGTGGTACTGCGTGACCAGTTCGACGTACTGCGCCAACGGTGCGTACGAGATCGGGAGCCGCAGCGGTTGGGCTTTCAGCACCTTCTCTACGAACTGCGGCACCATCTGAACCTTGCTCGCTTCCCACATGTCGTTCGGGTCTTCGTAGTCCAGCGCTTTCATGACGTGATACGCCGTGGCCGCGCCGACGATAGCCGACGTTGTAGGGATGCCCGGGTCAGGGTAGTCCGTGGCCTGCTGCACCACTGACGTACGAACTGCGTCAGCGCGTGACCACACCAGCAGGTTAATCGGCGGCGTGTAGGCCGTCTCCTGCACCGCATACGAGCGCACCTGTTTCACCCTGCTGAACGACAGCACCGGGAACAAGTCGGACTTGACCACGAACTGCGTCGAGACGTGTTTGGTTCGCGTCGTTGACTGCGGGATGGTGCGTTGGCTATCGCTAAATTGCAGCACCAGCGGCGTCAGGGTCTTCGCGCGCGTGTAACTGATAGGAAGCGATACCTGATACTCGCAAACAGCGTACGACGTCACTGCGGCCGCGTGCTCGACCCCGACGGTTGGGTCAACGAAGTCCGCCGGGATGACAGCCTGTGACAGCGCCTGCGCGGCAAACACGTTTGACCGGGGCATCGGGATAGGCAGCGCGGAAACGGCCTGCGATAATTCCTGCGCCACGCGGGTAAGCGAGCGCGGCAGGCGTTCAACCGGGCGCTTCTGCGCGGCCAGAACCACGTTAGACTTCACGGATGCAGGCGTCGTGTACATCGGCAGCGGATGGGCCTGAACCACCAGCGTCGTATTCTGGATAGCGAACACGCCGGACGTCGGGACGTACGGGATGTCGATGGACTGCAATACCAGATTCCAGACCTGCTTCGTCCGGGTCTTCGACCACATTTCGTCCGGCAGCGGGAAGTCACCGAGCGTCGCGGCCGCCACGGCAAACGACCACGCGAATTTAACCATGTCATACGACATGGCTACGATTGGCGAGGCCAGCACGGACAACGTCACCGCCTGCTTCACGATGTTGTAGGAAATCGGGTCATCGATCGGCTGCTGAACGATGGCATAATTCCACAGCGAGTACAGGCGTTCCGTCGAAATGACATCCGATAACGGTGGTACGACATCGTGTTGCGTGACGTACTGATAAACCGCGTCCGCGTACAGCGGCGGCCGTTCAGTAGCCGCCTGACCGATTGCCTCGCAGATCATTTCCGCCGCCATGAAGAACGGCTCTTTCGTTAATGCCTCGCAGATCAAAGTTGACGCGCGGATTTCTGGCTTCTCCACCGCCAGCACTTCGCCGACCACTTTGGCCGCGCGGAAGATGGACGGCAACTTACCGTCCCACTGCAAAACCTCCCCAAAGTTTTTCGCGGTTTCGATATTCAATTCGGAAATGGCTAACGCCTCGCCCACACACCGGGACAGGTATGTGAGCCGGGGTTTCTTGCCGTCCCACTGCAAGGCTTCGCCGACCACTTTGGCCGCGCTGATACCTACGTCTTCATCCGCCACATGGCCCCCTTACGCGACGAATTTGGTACCGATTTTAAGCCCGGCCAGTTTAGCAAGCGTCCAGCGAGATCCGTCGGCAGGGTCAGACACCATTTGCAGCGTATTGAAACGCCAGTACCCACCCTGTTCGAGTTTCGAAGTTTTATCGCTTTGGATTTGCGTCGCTGCGGATTTAGCGATCGCGGCTAACTGGCGGCTCCCCAACAACGGGTTACGGGCCATCGTCCGGATGTTAACCGCTTCAACCGAGGCCAGTCGCGTGCTGACTTTGGAGATATCCACGTTATACAGGTCTTGCTGGCCGACAACGTCCGCGCTTAAAATCGCAGTTGATTCGGAGGGTGACGGGTTGGCCCCGTACTGTGCCAGCGGCGTCATGGCGACAGATGCGTTAGAGTCGAAGCCATCTGGCCGGGCGAACTGTACGACATCATCTGTCACCGGGTTGAACGCATACACTTTCGTGGACGACCCTAATCGCTGGTCTGCATCCGAAAGGATTCGCTGGACGTACATATCCCGGACTTCGAATCCAAAAAATGGGGTTGAGCTAAACGAGTTACCGACGTAATGCTCGCAAATCAGGACGATGCCAAACGCCATTGAGGAAGCCGTAAAGTTAGGACGAGTAGAAACCAGTTCATCATCCTGATAGATATTTAAAGTTTTGGTGTCGTTTAACCACTCCACTTCCATGTATTTTTCAGGTTGTCCCGAGGCGAGTGCGACCGTGAAAAGTGCAACGGTTTCAGCCGCGTTAATGCCCGCCGGGCAGATCTGAGCGTTATACCCGAGTTGATAGGTAGGGTGTGTGGCACGGCCAATTCGGAATCCCATACGCCAACTTGCAGTCGCATAGTCATTAGGGGATAGCGTGTCGATACGAAATTCCCATCCGGCGAACCAGTCGGAAAGCGTAGTTGGCTGGTATAACTCGGTGCTAAGGCATGGCACGGAATTATCGAAGAAAGAAGGCTTCACCCTACCAAAAACGTAAGAGGTACCGTACGACCCTCCAGCCGTATACTTTTTCCCGTAATACCGAATTAAAGGTAACGCCCCGCCATTTTGATCACCATTGCCTCCTCTCCCGAAGATATTGTTAACCAGATTATCCGTGCTCATAGGCACGCTCGCCGAACTGGTGTCACTGGTGGTGATATTCAGATTCGCTTGCCCCTGACCCATCGTATTATTAAGGATGCCATTAAAACCGCAGTGCCATACTACAGGCATAGTGTGTCCCTCCCTTATCGCGTGATGATGCCGAATTGCAAAGATTCGACGTTGTTCTGGTTCCAGTCACTTCCGCCCGGCGCTTGCTCGAACGATGCCTGATAATACTTGTACGACTCGGTAAGCGGCACCTGAATTTCAGTCGGCGTTCCGCCTTCCGTATTGACCACCAGCCCGAGTTTACGATCATCAAGGTCGCCTTTACGGGCGTACGCGATGACGGATACGGCGAAGATCTGGTTGTTGTTCGGCAGCGTCACGTTCGAACGGTACATATCGGTAGCGCCTGCGGTGTTCGATTGCAGGTATGGCTTCGACTCGCCGCCCGGGGAGAGCTGTGACACGATCTGATAGTGCGGCGTGGAGGACGAGGCGTTCACGACTTCCCACTGCGTAGACACGTCGGCCGTCGGCATACGGCTGGTAACTTCGACCGGAGTCAGGCGCGCGTTGTTGCGGCTACCGGAACCATCGATCACGTAGAAATCGTCCAGCGTCTGTTCGCCCGCGTTGGGCGCGGTACCCGTCTGGCCCCAAACGATTGTGTACGTGGTGGCAGGCGCACTCGATGGCGTAACGGTTAGCTGCAATTCGTTATTCGCGTAGATCTTGACGGTATTGGCCGTCTTATCGATCTCGATTTCGAAGTAGTACCATGCGTTCAGGATCAGCGGGTTCACGCCCAACTCTTCACCAACGCGGATTTTCCCGGTCGTGGTGTCCCACTCGATGTCCACGATGTTCTCGATACGCGCGATACGCATACGGGACAGTCCGGCCTTCATGGCGAATCCGAAGACCACCAGCGTCGCCGTCGTGGTGAATCCCCATGACAGGGAGGCGTTGACGGACGAACTGGCGGCCACGGTGAATTTCAGCGCGCGCGCACCAGTCCGGCGGCCCTCGACAACGGAAAATGTGGTATCACTGGCGTTACGCACCACGTACCCGGCGGCTTCCAGATAGCCTTGCAGGGTCGTACCCTTCACGCCGATTTCGGCATAGTGGTCGTACCCGTCACAGAATTTAAACATTTCGGTATGCTCCTTATGGTCTTACGGCAACGCCGAACGGCGTTTCGCTTAGTCGTGCATCAGTCCAGTCCTGTCCGGCCGGATTCGTCTCAAACACAGCATAACTATACTTTTCCGTCGTGGATAGCGCCGCGTCGATAACTTCTTTTTGCGTGCTGCCTTTTTGCCCCATGACCATGCCTAACTGACGGTTGTCCACGTCAGACTTTTTGTTCAGTACGGTCATGCCGACGGCCAGAATGTTTTGCGTGTCAGGGATGACGGTGTTAGATAAAAACGTGTCCATCGCGCCGGACGTGTTCGACTGGATGTACGACCCTTCGACTGGCGGCTGGTTATAGACGAGCGGGTAGTGGTCAGTACCGGACGACGGCGACCACTCTTTATCCACGTCCACCATCGGCAGGCGGCTGGTGATCTGGATAGGCCCGATGCGCCCGGTATACTTGCCCGGCTGATTGTCGATGAACTGGAGGTCGTCGAGAAGGTATTGCGCCGTGGCAACGCCCGCCCATGTGACTTCGTAGTTTGTGACCGGGTTCGCACTCGATGGCGACGGCGCGGTGATGTCCAGCCCGTTGTTCACGTACACCTCGATCGTACTGGTGGTCTTGTCCAGTACCACTTCGATGTAGTACCACAAGTCCAGCAGCAGTACCGCCGTTCCGGTACCGCCCGCTGCCGAGATTTTCCCGTCAGTCTCGTTCCACGTAACCGTCGCCACGTCCTTGATGGTGACAAGCGTGTGACGTTTCCCGATCGCGCGGAAGGCAAAGCCAAACACGACCTTCGTGGCCCCGGAGGTGAACACGCGTTTCAGGCTGGCCGTGTCCGGCAGCGATACCGCCATCTGCGTAGCCACGCGCCCTTCCTCCAGCGTGGGCGTACCCGTCACGGTATACCCGCACTTGGTCAGCCCGTCTGTAACGTCAGACCAGCCGCGTAGCTGGTCAAATCCGTCCATAAATTTCAGCATAGTAACCCCTTTAAATTACTGAACGCACACCGAATTCGGCGGCTTCAATGGCGGCCTGATCATAACCGCTCGTGGTGAATTGCGCGTAACGATATTCCCAATTACGGCCAATATTCGACAGGGTAACAGTGTGGCTGTCAATGTTCGCGATAATCGACACCGGGTCGGCCGTGGCCTTCCGGACTAAGGCGATCAGTCCCTGCGCCAGAATGGCCCCGTTATCCGGCAGTTTGGCCGTCGAGATAAACGAGTCATGGCGGTCATTCGTGCCAGTATAGATAAACTTGTTTGCCAAGTCCGGCGGCAGTCGGCCGACCATCTGGTTATGCGCGGCCGTCGGGTTAGGCCCGGCCACACCCCATTCGGTGTCGCGGTCGCCGTCCGGCAGTCGGCCGCTGATCTGGATGGCCCCCATGCGGCCGCCGTCCTGCGCGTACATGTCGTCGAATACTTTCGTGTCTTCCGTGTACCCGGCGTCTGGCGGGAAGGATGGCAGCATGTCGAACGGGTTGAACACCATGCGCACGACGGCCGACGCTGCGATAACGTCCGGCAGGGTGAAGGCCACGTCGGATTTCCCGTTAACGAATACCTCGATAACCTTCGTTGCGCGGTTCATCACGACTTCGTAGTAATACCAGCGCGTCGGGATCGGCGTGACATACCCGACTTCCAGTTGGTCTTCGCCCGTCTGGATGGTGATTAACGCCGATACCGGGTCGGTGTACACCACGACATGCGGAACATCGCGGCCAGTGGCGTCGCCAATCTTTAGCCCAAATAACGCGCCACGCGCCTGCTGCTTGCACGCAAAGCCGACGGTAAGGGTATCACCGCCCCACGTCCAGTCGCGCTCGTAGGCGCTGTTCAGCGTGTACAGACCGATGCTCGATGCCAGACGTCCGGCCCCGGCAGACAGTGAGCCGCGTACTTTGTACCCGGCCAGTTGCATGAACATCCCCGGATTCGATGTGTCCGAAGACCGGAACTGCTCATATCCATCAAAAAAACTTGCCATGTGATCCCCTTAGACCAGTCCCATGCGAATTACGAAGCCAAAGTTTTTCATCCCCGCGACGACTTCCTGCTGCGCGCGAACCGTCAGGCGATCCCCGGCCGCGAATGATACCGGGTTGCCCCCGGTCGTGGAAAACGATGCGTTGAAGTTACCGATTTCCACGGTCATCGTTGCGACGTTCTGGCCGTTACGCTGCACGCGGAATTGGTAATAGGCCGGGCTTGCGCCGTCGGCCATGTCTAACTGTGAGCCGACCATATTGGCAGGCAGATACATCGGGTCAAGGATCGGCAGATGCACGACGGGTTCATTCGCGTACATGCTGTCCGACACCGTAACGCCGATGTCGTACCATTTCGGTTTAACGCTCGGGTCAGGGTCAGGGTTGACCGGGTCATCCCCGGTCGCCTCGTCAAGCCACGTCGTGCCGTTAAACCACAAGAATTTCTCGTACGAACGAACGCGAGCGCGCCATCCGTAGCGTGGCTTGTAAAACGTCCAGACCTTTTCCACGTACACGGCCACATCGCCTTCATGCCCGGCCCACGCCCCCGTCGGGTTAGCCGCGACGACGTAGGCGGCCCCGTCCACCGCGTTCGGCGGCGGAGCGGAGAAGGTCAGCGATTCCAGTGTCAGGAATAGCGTGGTGTCGAGGAAGATTTGCGAGTCGGACATCGGGCCGCCCCAATAGTCCTCCCCGCGAATCCACCCGTAGGGTAGCCCCTGATTCGGGGCTGTCTTTTTCGGCATTATTCAGGTTCCTCGTCTGCTGGTGGAACATATCGGAAATCTGGCAGCGTCATCGCCCAACCGTGATCCCAACTCAATGACCAGCCCGGCACGTTTGTCGGGTCAATCGGCGGATCTGGCGGCAGCGGTGGGTCGGTGTCCGGGTCTTCCGGATCGACTGGTGGCTGCGGGTCTTCCGGCTCGTCCGGTTTCGTCGGCTCGGATGGGTCAGTCGGGTCAGTGGTACCCGGTTCGCTTGGGTCTGGACGATCCGGCGGCTCGACTGGTGGCGTAGTCCCGCCAGTATTGCCACCGCCCGGCGGGTTCCACGGCCCTTCTCCGCCGCCCGGTTTCTGCCCCGGAGGAAGTGGGAAGGACGGTACGCGCACGGTCATCGTGTATCCCTGCCAGTTCAGCATTCCATCACGAATCGCGTTAACGGTCACGTTTAACGTGGAATACCCGCCAGCGTCCTGAGCGTAGCCCGCCTGACGGCCCCAACGTTCGAGGTCGGCCGCGCGCATGATGAAGCCCGCGTCTTCCGTTTCGAACTGAGACAGCAGCGAGAAGCCACTACCGGACTGCGACCAGTACGCGTAACCGATGCGCACGCGGTACTTCACGCCCGGTTCAGGGGTGATGCCGACAGCGAAATGGTCGCGCGCCGTGTTTGCCTGAGATACGCGGTTGCGGTGTGCGTACGTGCAGACCACGTCTTTCGCTTTCAGGTTGTCGTACGGGTTGAAATCGTCAGCCAGTCCGCTCGCGGTATTGAAGAACGGTTGGCCGCCAATCATCATCAGGCCCGGCGGGTACGGACGCTTCGGACGGTACTGCATTTGCAATTGGAGCGGGTACAGCTTGCTCAACGGGATGTCGGTACCGTAGGTATCCGGGCGAACGATGACCATTGCTTTTTCGTTGTCGCCGAATGCCATGTCGGAGTAACCGAAGCCCACGGAGATCAGCCAGACCGGACGTTTGCTGTAGTGCTGCGCCGGAATGGTGTCGGCCACGCCACGCCCGACTTTAAACGTGCGGCCGTTGACGGCAGTAATGGACATCAATTCCTGATCGATAAGCAGCAGGTCGCCCACCTGCGCGCCCGCGATAGGAACGCCGTCTTTATCTGACGTTGGATCGATGGACACTTCGTCAGTGAAGAAGCCGAGGCCGACGGTGGTCATGCCCCACGGTGTCCACGGTTGAGTCCCGGCTGACGTGTACGACGCGTCTGCTTCGTGCTTGGTGAACAGGGTGTACGAATCGACGGTACGGTCGGATGAACGCGCCACGTACGCGCTGACTTTCGACGTATTCAGGTCACGGCCGTCGCGGGATAACTGGATGTACGGCGTTTCGTACAGCAGCGTATCGAGCGGCGTAATGATAGACGACGTCTGCGTCACTTGGTGCGGCAGCAGCGCCACGTTAGGGCCATTCAGGCTGTCCGCCGGGCCAAAGTCCGAAGTCACCTGTACCGCTTGGTGCATGAGCGACGCGGCGTACGGGCCGGACATGGATGGTTCTGGCGGGTTCGGATCGCTTTCCGGGTTGTACGGCTGCGCGGCGAACTGCATCAGGCTGGCGTCATACACGAACTGCGGCGGTTTTTTATAAACGCTGACCTTCATTTCGTAGTATTCCCAACATTCGCGGCCACTGCGGACAGACGTCAGGCGGAGCGTAGCGAGTACCGGGTCGAACAGGCTTTCTTCGACTTTCATGTCGGCCGCTGCGGTTGCGTACGGCCAATTCCACGTCGTGCCGTTGATGCCGGACTCGGTACGAACCAACGTGCCTTCCTGATTGTAGACGCGGATGGTGTACGTGGTACCCGGTTCTGGCCCGATGTCGCCGTCGGTGTGCGGCACAGGTTTATCCGCTTGCAGGATACGGTCGCGGTGCGCCCAAGTCAGGGTGTACGTGTCAGGCGTTTCCCCGGCGTTGGCCGTGTAGGTCAGCGCGGACGGGACATACCAGCGTTGCAGCGTTGACGTCGAAGCGAGATAGTGCTGCACGTTGCCCGGCGGGTATGGGCGGATCTGGCGGAAGTCCATGTCCAGATGATCAATCGGCGCATCTTCAATCGGGAAGCGGCCGCCGCCCAATGTCCACGGCAGGATCTTGATGTCGATTGATTCGTTGCCCGCGTACTTCTGCCAGTCGGTACCGCCGTCGTACGTCGTCACCCAAAGCATTTCGCTTTTCTGGTGGCGGAATGGGATGGTGTCGAGAACGCCGCGCGCCACGGTAATTACGTTGCCGTTGATGGCGTCAATGCGGACAAACTCTTCCGAGATTTCCATCTGCGTGCGTTGGCCGTCAAGAACAGGCTTGGCGATGCGCGCCACGTAACCGGGCTGCACGTCTTCCCACATATCGGTCATTTCGGACAGGACGATTTGCGTTGACAGGTAGTCGATGTCGGCGGCCAGCGATCCGAACGCACCGAAGTCACCGTTACCACGGACGTCGAATCCGGATTCACCTTCGGCCATGATACCCATGTCGTACGCGGCTGACATGTCGGTCGGCTTCTCGGCTTGCGAGTTGATAAACGCATCGTTAGGGCCAACGGCATTCAGTTCGCCGTCCGGTAACTGCTGCACCAGATCCACGTACGGCATTTCGTACACGATGCGGCGGGCAATCGCGGGAGTCAGGTCAGGCTCGTATCCGGATGGCGGCTCGACTTGGTTGAACGTGTTTAACTGGAATGCGAACTGGTCTTGCAGCGCGACAATCTTGATCTTGCCGTCCGGCAGCGTGCCGTCTTCTACGGTACCGACGCGGATAACAACTTCGGTCAGGCCGCGCTGTTTCGGGTCACGCACTTTCAGCACGTCGCCCGGCTGCACGTTCCATGCCCGGCGGTCACAGATGACGGTGAAACGGCGGACGTTGGTTGACGCGGCGCGCAAGTCACGCTGTGCCACCTGCATCGCCAGTTTCCCGGTAGGGATGCCGAGGTATTCAATCGTGTTGCTGTTCAGACAGCCCTGATTCTGGATCTGCGCGAGGTTGTGGCTACGCACCTGCTGGTCTTCGTCCATAATCGGGTTGTGGTAAGTCACGACCACTTCGTTAACCAGATTGGCCGGAGACGCGTTGGTCGCTTCCTGAATGGACAGCAGCCCGGAATCCGTGTCGAAGATCGGCAGCGTGTCGAAGTCGTAGTCCTTCCGGATCAACCGCAGGGACAGTTTGCCAGTCACTTTGCTGACGTACATCGCGCCGCCGATGTGGTCGAGGATAAGCTGCATGAACGATTCGAGCGTGTCCTGACGGTTCCATCGGATGCAAAGGCCGAAGTTCTCGTTAAACAGGGTGTCGGCAGCGAGGCGGAACGTCGTATCGTCGATAAGCGAGCGTGACAGGCCACGGCCCCATTCGTAGTTCGACTGGCACTCATACAGGATGTGCGCCGGGTTCATGGCGTGGATTTCGTGCTGATTGCCCTGACCGTCGTACCCCTGCATCTTGACCAGACATTTTTCCGGATACCAGACGCCGCCAGTCCACCCGGCCGTCGAGCGGCGGGCCTTGAATTTCCACTGCTTCGGGTACGGGTTCATGGCGCAGACCAGACCGTCGAAGTATGCGGTAACGACGCCACGGAATTCCGGCTGACGGCCACCGAGCATGTTCTTTAACTTCTGGCTGACGGTCTGCGTCGGCGCGCCCATGTACAGTTCGAGCGGGCCGTCGATGCCCCCTTCCGCTTTCGTGCCGCCGAACAGGTCGTCTTTGCTGATCTGGATGGTGGTGTTGCCAGTGATCGAGCCTGTCCACGCGGTACGGTCGCCCACGCGGATCTCGACAATCTCATTCACCGGGCCACGGAAAAGGCCCATAAACAGGCCCATGTAGTATTTGTACCCAACCGTAATTTTCTTGGCTTTACTTCCCATGTGCGTGCGCCTCGTCCCATTCTTGTTGGGCCACGGCTGCGGCTTTACGCAGCAGCGGGTTTGCGGACTTCATGGCTTCCGCTACCGGGTAGCCTTCCCGTAGGAATTGTTCGAAGGTGATCCCGAAGCGCTCGGCCAAGCGCTCCGACCCGTTTTTGCAATACCCGAGTTTCCGGGCATGGCGCATAAAGATGCGCGGCTGATCCTGCGGCTCGTCGTGTCTGCTCATTATTTTTTCGCCTGTTTCGCTTTAACTGCTTTGGTTCGGAAGTTTCCGAAGCCCAATACCTGCCAGTCGGCTGTCCACACCTCGCCGAATACCACCGACTGCGGCGTGCCTTCCTTCACCTGCGGGATGTCGAAGTCCTGAATTGTTGCTGGTTTTGCCGATGCAGGCTTCGGCGCGAGGGCCGCGTTAATCAGCACCGAGGCCACCAGCATAGCTAACGCCCACCACATAGCGATTCTCCTTAAAAGATTGGGTTGCCGTCGAACGGGGAACGGTCTGGCAGCGACGGGATACCGCCGAAGTTCGCCAGATTGTTGAAGATGGTATCACAGGCCGTACTGGTACGCGGGCATCCCGGGTAAGTCTTGAGGATGTAGCCCCCGGCCAAGCCGTCTACGGTACCGAAGATGGTAATGGTATTCCCGGTATGGGTTTCGATGCCGCGACGTTCCACGCCGTACACCGGATCTATCCACTCGATGAAGCCGCCCGCGAAATACCCGTCTGGCCGTGTGGCGTATGCAGCCGCCGTAACGGTACCCGCGCCAACGGTAAGGATCGTGGCATCCACGCGGAAGGCTTCTTTATTAACGCGGCATTGGCCGTCATACAGCGCGTGCGGACAACCACGGCTCCACGACAGGCGCAGACCATTTCTGTCCATCGTGGCCGACAGGGTTGAACAGGTGACAGTTGCTACGGTAGGGTTTTCGCCCTGATTGATGCTATCGACGGTGCCGACATAACAGACCACCGGGTCGTTATCGTCAAGGTGCATCCGTCGGATAGTCAGGGTTACGGGGGAGCCGGGGGGAGTCCCGATGAAGAGGCCGACGACGGGATTCGAGTTTGGCAGCGTCAGATTTAGCGCATCCGTCTTAGCCTCGCCCGTTTGTTTAATCCCGTCGTCGGACACTCCCATCGGTTCCCAAATGCTCCCCAGCGCACTTACTTTAGCGTCTGCGGAGGTATAACGCCAGTATTTATCCAGTAGGCGAAACTCGTACATAAAGACGGGTCTGCCGTTGTCGTTGGACGTCTCGATAATGTTGTAAGACATAATGCCCTCTTATGATAATGGTAAGGGCGTTGCAATCCTCCGATCGTCGAAAAACTTGAAGGTCAGAGAAACTTGACTTACGCCCGCCGAGTCAGTCAACCGTTTTATTTCGATTCCGTCAACATCTAATCGCGCTACAGGGATATATCCGATGCGCCGGACGTCGTTTCTGGACGTCGCCGGGATGGACTGTGACAGGAATAGCCACTCTTCATCCCCAACGATACGACTCGAAATGATGGTGGTCGGGATTCTGGTACCGTCGTACAGTTCGACCATGATGTCACGTTTCGTTTCCTGCGTCCCGCCGATGTACTGAGTATAACCGCAGCGCCGGACTACGAGCGCGCCGTCGGCCGGGTTGATGTCGCGGGACAGAATGAAGTCATTCGTATCGAGCGGCAGGTGGAAAGTCTTGGTGCGGCCACGCAGCGCGAACAGGATCTGCCGGAACTGACGGTCAGCGGTGCGGCCGTGGATGGTGTACGACTTTTTCACGGTGCCGTAGTTCTGGTTCCCCGGGTCAACAATGACCACCGGGCCGGACTGGTTGTCGAAATTGTAGGTCAGACGGTCAGACGTAATTTCGTTGGACGACCCCCAATCTTCCGGCATGACAAAGATGTGCAGCCCGGTACGGGTGTAGACCGGGAAGTCTGACCACGACGGCGTCAGGTCATAATTCTCGGTGCAGAAGAACCGGACTTGGGTCTGTGACACGCTGTCAGTCATCTGCTGGCCGTTCATCGCCTCCCTGATCTGCGCGACGCGAACCGGATACAGACGCGTGCCTCGCGGCGTGTCCGACTGGAGGCCAAACGTCAGCGTCATATGCCCGGCGTCGATGTCCAGTCCGGCAATGATGTTCGTCTCATAGTCCCACGTCGTGCCTCGGTTGAACATGACCACGTCACCCACGTTGAAGTCCTTAACCCGGAACTGGCCGTAAATGTCCACCGACCCGGCAGGCGCATCGTTTTCCGTGGCCGTCATGTCATGCCACAAAGGCAGGAGTAGCGGCGACTGGCCGACGCCCGCGATAGTCGTATCGAGCAGCGTACGCTTTTCTTCCCAACGCAGGAACGTCGCTTCAAACGAGCGACGCGGGTGCAGGCGGATCGGGCGACGCTGTTCTGCGCCGGACTCGGAGATCATGACGTCCGTTTGCCACTCGATGCGCTCGGTGACGCCGTCTTTCCAGTTCGGCAGCGGCAGGAACACCGGGTACGTCAGGCGCACATCGTCGGAGTACGGCGGCTTCGGCCCCAATGCTTTGTCCGGGATTGGCACGATGTCGGCGATGAAATCGTTGGCCCGGCTAACCTCGACGGTCTGGCCGTCAAGGATTAACTGGTAGGCCATGTACGCCGGGGTGTCGGCCGGGACGTTTGAGTAGATGCAGTCGAAGCGGTACACGCCGTCGGCCGAGATCGTAAACTCGCCACTGTTCGGGTTGGTGCCGATGGCCGCCGACGCGACGACGGCGTGATCGATAGACAGGGTGCCGGAGTCATCGACATACATGACCGCCGTATACGTCCCTGCTTTCAACTTCATCCACTTCGCCATGTAGTACGTCTGGTTGGCCGCAGCCTGCCCGAAGACGTCCTGAACGTAAAGCTGGTACGCCCCTCCGAGGGCGTCCGCGATTGCTTGGTTGTACTGCTCGCGCGCGGGGCGCAGTCCGCTCAAAGCCATTGTTATTATCCCACTAAGTTTTTCAACGTCGGAATGTTGCGTTGAAGAATCTGCATCACTGCCTTTTCGCCTTCCGGCGTGTTCATGGCTTCCGGTACTTTCGACCTGTCATCCACCAGCACGAAGCGAAGACCTTGTGGCGTCTGTGCCGTCTGGCCGCCGCCGCGCGACTGGTTAAGCACGTTGTCCGGGTCATTCTTGGACAGCACCTGTTCGCCTTTTTGCAGAATGGTCGGAACCTCGTCAGAACGCAAGCCCGGCAGACCGCCGTCGTGGAAGCGCGGGGCATTAGCGAACATGGCCGGGCTGATACTGCCCTTCATCTGCGTGCCGCCCGTTGTCTTGCTGCCTACGGTTCCGCCATTGTGTTTCGCCACCACGCCGCCGAGGGCCACCGCCGCAGAACCGATACCACCGCCCATCCCGGCGATTGCGTTGAGCGCCATCTGCTGCAAGATTGCCATTGCGATCTTCTGCAAGAAGTCCGCGAAGAACCGCGCCACGGTAACGCCGAGATTCGAGAAGGCATCACCAATGCTTTGCGACCCGGCCACGACCAACGCCATTTCGTCAACGATGGAAGACAGCGCCGTGCTCATACCGTCCAGCACGCCCTGAACGACAGTCGTGTCCATCGTCGTGAAGGTGCCAGTGACATCCACCAGCCCGGCCTTGACGGACGCAATCTGCGCCATGATGCGGCTGAATTCTTCCGGCGACATCGTGTCTTTAATCTTCTGCGCGAAGGCGTCAAGCTGCTCGGCCGACGACGCGATGCCCGCATTCATGTTCTGGTACAGCGCCACCGTCTGCGAGACTGCTTCGTCTTCCGAGATAATCCCGGCCTGACGCTTGGCGTTGATTTCGTCCAGTAGGTTTTTGCGCGTCTCCTGCTGCGCGTTTAACTGATCCTGAATGCGTTTCAGTTCTTCGAGTTTGGCCTGCGTGGTCGCATATTCCAGATTGCGCTTGCGCAGGTCTTCGAACTGCCCGGCCAGATTTTCCCCGCCAGCGCCGAGTTTCTTCGACTTGGCGATCAGCTGATCGTACTGCGTATTGACGGCGGCCAGTTTGGCGGCCAGACGGTCGTCAAACGTGGCATTCGGGTCAATCTTAACTTCCTTCACGCCGACGGCCGCATTCAACTCGTTGTACTTGTTGATCAGCGCCTGTAATGCGTTTTCCTGTTTCTTGATGCCACCCGTCGTACGCTGCTGCGAATTGAACAGCGTCGTTTCTGCCTTCTTGCGCGCCGCTACAACGGCGTCGAGACGTTTGGTAAGGGCTTCCCCCTCCGAGCCGCCGATCGACTTAGCGCGGGCGTACTGCGGCGCGAATTCTTCGTCAATAATGGCTAGTCGGCCGGACAGGTTCTTCCGCTGTTCCGCTTTACGCGACGCAACGTCCGCCTTCTTGGCCGCCTCTTCCATCTTGTTCAGTTCTTTCGTCAGGCCCGCAATTTCACGGCTGCGCTTCGTGACGCCTGTTCCCGGGTCTTGGGTAAACTGGAAGCCCTCGCCCTTCGTGATAGCGGCCATGTCGGCGGCCAGTTGGTTGACCTGCCCGCGAATCTTGTCAGTCGCATCGGCGTTCTTCGCGACCATTTCGTCGTTCAGTTTCACCCACTGCTTATTGACGTCACCCCAAATACGGCCAGTCGATTCGAGGAAGCCACGCTGCTCTTTCGTCAGGTCATCCCCGATGGACATGGCCCAATCTGACAGCCCTTGACCAACTCCCGGGATCAGTTTCAGGACATCCGCAATCCACTTGATGATCGCCCGGGTGGTGTCGGCGAACATCGTGGTAACAGGTCGAACGATAGACACGGCCAGATCGTACAGCAGCGCCGGGATGGACTCGACGACGGCCACCAGTTGATTGCCGAGGTTCTTGAAGTCCCGGATAATCGCGTTGACTGCCTCGCGGAAGGTCTGCGACTGGTCGTACATGATGGCACCGATGTCATAGGCCAGCAGCGCCCACCCGACAATCGGGATTAACCGGGTCAGACCTTTCAGCGCCACGCCGAGAAGACCGATAGCCCCCTGCGCCGTGATCATTCTGGCCGCTACACCTTCCAGCACCGTGATGATGCCAGCGCCGATTTTCGACAGCGTACTGAACAGCGGCAGCAAGTTTTTAAGGCCGGAGATCATGCCGCCGATGAACTGCACCACTTTCAGCCCGGCCAGTACGCTTAACGCGGTGATCAGCGTGTCCACGTTCTCGATGCACCACGTCACTGCGTCGGCCAACATGCTAAACGCCTCGCCGAGTTTAACGGCGGCCGCCCGGCCATCCTCGCTGTTCAGGAAGTCGGTGATCTTGTTAAGCATCTGCACGTACGCTTCGATAAAGCCTGCGTCGGCCAATGCCAGTTGAAACGCGTTCATGGCGTTACGGGCGCGCGCTTCCATCGCATCGACACCTTTCTGCGCCGTAGCGAGTTGCGCGTCGATTGCTTTGGCCTGCTCGCGGGCGAAGTTGATAACCGCCTCGCCAGTGATTTCCCCGTTTTCCATCGCCTTCATCAGTTCGGCGGTGGTCATGTCCATGCCTTTTGCGAACAGCGCGAAAGCCGCCGGGAGACGTTCACCCAATTGGCCGCGCAATTCTTCCGCATACACCTGACCCTTCGACAGCATCTGTTCCAGCGCGCGGAATACGCCTTCCATGTCATCTTGTGACAGGTGGAATACACGGCCCGCTTTCGCTACGCTTTCGAAGATGAACTTTGAGTCCTGCAATGACAGGCCGACCGCTTTCGCGGATACGGCGAATTTCGTGTACGACTGTGACAGGGTGGTGATGTCGATCCCGAGCGTATTCGCCAGACCGACCATGTATTCCCACTCTTTGTTGATGGCCGCTTGGCTGTTACCCACCACGTTCGCAATCTTGACCATCGCCTGCTGACGGTTCTTGTACGCGTCGATCGCGCCGCCCGCCAGATTGATAGCCCCCTGAAAACCGACATACGTGGTCGTCAGCGCCAGCACTTCCCCGCGAATACGTTGCAGGAAGGACAGCGTGGTACGGCCCTCGTCGCGGAATAGTGACCACGCCTTCGCCCCGTCGCGCGCCGCTTGGCTGTTACGGTTGGTCGCGGTTGACAGCGTATTAAGCGCTGCGGCCGATTGTTGGCTGGTGGAGATCAGCCGGGCTTCCGCATCGGACAGGTTACGCGTGTCCACCTGAGCAGCACGTAATGCGGCTTGGGTAGACCGGGCGGCCGTAGCCGTGTTTCGCATGGCCGTCGCGGCTGCGGATAGCCGTTGTTGGGCGGCCTGCATCTGAATACCTAAAGCACCCGTATCAGTTGTCGCGGTGCGCATCTGCTGTGCTAACTTGATGACGTCTTGTCGCGCTTGTTGGTATTCAGTGCGGGCGTTCCGAAGGGTTGCCACCTGCTGACGGTACAGGTCGATTTGCTGCGCCAGCGCCGAGACGGTTTTATTCGCCTCGTTGAGCATTCTTACTTTCTGAGCGACGTTCTCCACTTCCTTGCTATTGCGAGCCAGTTCTGCGGTAACGCCGTGTACCTGATTCTCAAGGCCGGACAGCGTGCGGCGCGCCGCTTCTGCCGGGCTGACGATGGTCTGGATCTGCGTGCCAAGCGGCCCGAGTTGCCCGGTTGCCTGCTGCACCACGCGGCCGAGGGTTTGATACCCGCGCGCCGTCGCCATCGCCTGATCTGCCTGCTGCTGCAATCCACGAATTACCTTCGCTTGTGCGGCCGCAGCGGCAGATGTTGAAATGATTTCGTCCTGACGTTCGAGGACACGGTTAACCTGCGCGACGCTGGTGACGATGCCCGCTTGGGCCGCCCCAACTTTCGACGTCTCGATCCCGTATCGTTCGAGGTCGCGGGTCGCCCGGTTGACACGTTCGGCCTGAGTCGCTTCCGCGCGGGTTGCGGCTTCGACCTGACGCGTCACCCGGGCCAGCGCCCGTTCCTGTTTCTGCGTAACCTTCTCGGTGGAGTCGTAGGCTTTCTGGAGATCGGCCTGTTTCTGGCGGAGTCCTTCTGTCTTGGCCGTCGCCTCCGTCATGGCCTGATTCTGCCGTTTGAACACCTCGATCAGCGAGTTGAGTTTAAGCAGTTGGTTCCCGGCACTTTCCAGCTTTTTGTATGCGGCTTCCAGATCACGCGTCGAGATTTCACCGCGCTCGGCTGCTTTACGCTGTTCGTCCTGCGCCCTCGCCATCTGCTCGATAGCATTGGTCACAGCCTTTAGGGGCTTCTGACTGTAGTCCCTCGCCCGGATTCGTAGCTCGACGTCTTTACTGTTAGCCATCAGATAATTCCTTGATTAGTTTTTTATACTCTTTCCCGCCTTTCTTGCCGTTGAGTACAGCGCCGATACAGGACTGCATCAGTAAACTTTGGGTGACATAACCCGCGTTTACCCGGCGCTTCGCGATTTTCGTTTCTGACCACAAATATCCTAACGGGTAATGCCGGGCGGCCGGGTGTCCCTCGGACATGAGGAAGGACACCGTGGCACGAAGGTTATTGTGGAAGTCGAGAACTATTTCGCGCTTTGACCGGGTTTCGACACCGCCTCTTCGCCCTTCATCTTGCCGATCTGCTCCATTACCTGAGCGAACATCTTTTTTACTTCTTCAACGTCCGAGAACGTCAGTCCGGCAATCTTCTTCAAGGCGTCGAATTGTACCAGCAGGGGAAGCGTCTGAACCTTTTCCAGTTCGGCTTCTTCGTTAGCGGCCAGCGCGATAACGTGGGCCACCAGCCCCGGCGCATCCGATACCAGCGACACGGCGAAACGCCCGGTAGCAATGGCCGTCAGGTCTTCCCCGGCGGTCTTCTGGTACAGGTCAAACAGGCCATCAAGGTCGTGATAGTGAACGCGAATGATTTTGGAAATGTCGTGGAAGGAAAGACCACGGACGTTAAACGAGCCAGCCTTTTCGCCGCGACGGGCCGGGATAGTGATTTCTTCGGTTTCGGGTGTGTAGTCTGCTAATGACATTTGACGGATCTCCTTTGCGCTAATCCGTCGTTAATGTAGCACATACTTGCAGATAAAAGAAAAGCGCCCGAAGGCGCTTTATCAGTTTGGCATGTATTACGGAGCCGAGAAGGTAATGGTTCCGGTAGTGGCCGCTTTGCCGTTTGCCAGCGTTGCGGTAACAGTCGCGGTACCCGCTGCGGTACGGTTGACCGTAGTGGTCGCCGTCCCGGTAGACCCGGTCGTCGCGCTGTTCGGCGTGACGGTGGCCCCGGCCACGGTGGTGAACGTCACCGCGTCGCCCTGTACCGCCGTGCCAGTGCCGTCACGGACAGTCACCGTACAAACGACACCCGCGCCGCCAGTGGTGGCCGTAGTCGATGCAGGCGTGATTTCGATGGTACGCTGCGTGGTCGGGTCAACCGCTGCGGCCGCTTCGACGATGTCGATGTAGACGCGCTGCGTGATGTTGTTAAGCTGCATGGCCTTGAAGGTGAAGGACATGACCTGCCAGTCGTCGCCTTTCAGTGCGTAGTCGCCGTCCGGCGCGAGAGACACTTTCGGGAAGTAGTAGTTTTTGTTCAGACCAACCGGGTTATCGGAGATCATGCGCAGCGCGCCATACACCATGTTGGACTTGCCAATGACCAGCGTACGTTTCTGCGCATCAACGTCGTACTGGACGGCGATCTGCACGTTACCCGACAGGTCGGTAGAATCCGGCTCGATGTAGATGCGGCCCGCTTCCAGATCGATTTCGTAGTTGCCAGCCGGGTTAACGACAGTGGCACCAACGATGGAAGTGATGTCGCCGCTACCCACGGAAATCGCGATAGACGCATCGGCCTTAACCATCTGGAAGTTGGTCACGCCGCGAACACCCGTCGGGTTATCGTCGGTGGTACCGAGTTGGTAGTAACGGCCGCGCATAATCGGGTTGAACACTTCTTTCGCGTCGGTCTGCTGCGTCTGAGTGGTGTTAGATACTTCACCGAGGAACCACAGCGCGAGGTTATCCGCGTTGATGTTATCGCAGGTGAAGGTACCGCCCTGAGACGCTTCCAGCAGCACGGACGCATCCATCACGCGCATACCGTGATCGGAAGAGTAGTGATCCAGCGTTTCGGAATCGGTGTTGATGGTGAATTCCGGGGTGTTACCGAAATACATTTCACCAGTCTTACGGTTAGTGCCGTCTTGGAATCGGTCAAAGTAGACCGTTCCGCGACCTACCACATAGTTATTCTGGTAGTTATCGTTCATTCTGTTTCTCCTGTTAAGGATTCCTAATGTCCACTTTGAGTCCTACCCTAACAGGTAGGAAGAAAAACGCCGTATCGGACAAGCCGTCTTCTGGTGGTCTGACAACGGGCTGCGCGAGTGTGAGTTTAGCAATCTTCCCACCCAAGCGGTAGAGGGCTGGATACATCGGTTGCCCCTGCTCGTCCTTCGCCACCAGCATAGCCAGTCTTTTTTCCACCTCGGCCAGCAGTTCGTACGCCGGGTCGGTCGGGTTTCGCGGGTCGTCTTTGACCCACCCCTGTACCAGCAGCACCCAATCGTCCATGCGTACGGTCTGTTCCTCGTTGGCAAAGCTACCGTAGTCGGTGGCCTTCGCTTCGAGGATCGACACGATAGGCAGGCGGGCCGTGAAGTCCGCCCCAAATCGGTCGCGCCCGCGATACACTTTACCTTTCAGGTCATAAGCGTATCCGTTTGCAATGGTGATCTGTTCAAGGTGCGCTGTCAATGCTTTAAGAATGTCAAGCCTTTGACTCATTTAGACAGCCTCGCGAAATTACGGTGGAATTCTGCCGCTACCATGTCACCTATCTTCGGCGCGACCGTCTCGGACACTTCCGCGAAGACCTGATCCACCGACGGCCCGTACAGCAATGCGACGCGGCCCGGTACGAGCCATGACTTGTGCTGCGAGCGTTTGTTAGATAAGGATTCCCCGGCGGAAAGCCGTACGGCCAGACCGATGTTATAGTTGTCCTCGGTAAGACTGGCCCCTTTGTTCAGGCGCACCAGAAACGCGTTTTTCAGGTATGTCGTCTTACCCTTCTTCACGCGAACTTGTACGCCGCCGCCCCGTTTGCTGTTAGCGACCATTGCCCCGCCAGTAACGAAACGGGCGAGGCTGGTGGCGCGTTTACGCCCGGTAATAACGGCTTCGAGGTTGGTCTGAGTGGCGCGCTTAGTTAGCTTTAGGCGGTCTGCGTTGAGATAGCCGGATGGAAAGGCAATCTCGTCGGTCATCGACTTCTTGATAAGGGTCATGCCCTTGCCAGCAGCCACGCTATTAATCGCCATGCGGATCGAGTTGTTAGCGATTTCCGGTACCTGTTCCAGATACTCCTTCAACTCGTTGGAGCCAATCGCTAACACGTTAACAGGCATCAGTCGGCCCTCGCCACCTGCCAGACGACTTCCACTGGCCCGACGATGGGTTCTTGCGTTTTGAGAACCAGACGGGCGTTCTCGTATCCCTCGGCCGTCATTATGATGCTATCACCTTCGGACAGCACCACGCCTTTGACGGCCAGTTCTTCACGCGTGAAAATGATTCGCTCGATGCCCTCAACGATGTTCGCGTATCCGCCGTTTTCAAGATCACCCATGATAGCGATTTTGTTGTGCCAGCGGACGCTAAGACCTTCGACGATGACGTCCTGCGAATAATTCTCGTAGCGAGCAGGTACTGACAGGGACGCGTGTACGTCCCTGCGAGCCTTCGCTTTAATTGCTGCGAAGTTAGAAGCCATAATTAGACTTCGTCTTCCGCGCCAGACTTTTTATCGTCTTTGGCGTTTTTCTTAGCACCGTCAGCCTTCTCGTCTTTTTTAGACGTTTCAGCTTTCGCCTGCTGCGCTGCGGCTTCCTGCGCTGCCTGATTTTCCACGTCAACTTCCATCACCGGGCGGCCAATGGCTTCCGGATTGATTTTGTTGATGCTTTCCAGTTCGGCCTGTTTGAAATCAAAGATCTCGCCGATGGCAGGTTTGATACGAGCGCCGTCGCGGTAAACGATGACGGTCTGGAGAACTTTACGTTTTGGCATGGCTCTTTCCTCAAATCGACCCGCCCGGTAAGGCGGATCGTACGGTTTGAATTACGGGTGATTAGGACATTACGGTCAGCAGGAACGACGCATTCGGGTCTGCCGGAACCATCAGTGGAGCGCCCTGAGACATCAGGTATTCCACGCTCGGGTCTTCCTGATCCCACATTTTCGGGAAGTATTCAAGCGCCTGATAGCCAGCGCCTTTATCCAGAATAGCACCGAAGCAACGTACGCCCTCGATCGCCGAGGAAATACCCATTACCGCTTTCTGCTTCATCAGGAACTGTTCTTGGTCGTTCTGGTCGCGGTATTTCTGAGTGTTCACCCAAATACGCATACGGCCAGCGCCGTTAGCCCCTACCAGTTCGCCCATGTACTGAACGCCTTCCACGTCATCCCACAGGCGGGTAACGTTGGTTTCAGAACCACGGATGGTCGAGTCCATCAGGCCATCTTTGCCCCACAGTTCTTTGCCGCCAACCTTGACGAACTGATCCCAAGCGTCGCCGCCGAAGACGTAGTCGCGGATCACGGTGCCGGACATGGACTTATCGGACACCAGACGTTGACCATCGCGCAGGTCAGCAATCATGTCCATCAGGGTGACGCCAGTCGCAGTCCAGTCGGTAGTCATGGTCAGCGCTGCATCACGGCCGAAGTCTACACGCACCAGCGGGTAGTCCTGACCCTGAACGTCAACGTAACCATACTGCGCAGCCTGCGCCGCCATCCATTCCCACGTATTTTCGTGCATGGCGCGGTGTTTCATCAGCAGATATGCGATGACACGGTCGCGGCGCTGCGCGATAGACAGGGTGCCAGTACCCAACGCTTCACCCGGTTGACGCGGGATGATCATGTTAGGGTCGATGACGTGTTTCGGCTTCACGTAGGCTGGTTTAAAAGTCTTCGTGTTGTAGCCGCTTTCTTTGATCACGCGGCCCTGTACGTTCGGTGCAACGAACGGAGCAACGCGGGTTACGTCCTGAATAACTTTATCGAAGGCAATCATGTCTTCCTGAAAGTTAATCTGGCGCGGGAACCATTGCAGGAAGAACGCAGGCAGCGTTTTCAGCTTGCGCTGTACTTCGAGCAGTTGGTAAGTAGTGTAAAGTCCAGCCATTTGCGCTGCTCCTTAGTACAGATTGCCGATGTGAATGTTAGTACGGTCGAAGACCGCCTGACGTTTAACGAGCGTATCAACGGTCGCAGGCCAACCGAGGGCCGCGTGGTTGAACACCCCGCCAATGTAGTACGGCACGTTCTGGCCGGACTTCGCTGGCTGTGCTGCGATACCAATCGCCGTTGCTTCCGGGGCGTCAGCGGTAGTCGGGTCGTACGGCACCATCGCGCCAGCGGCGTTCTTCGCGATAACCTGATAGATCGCGATGTCAGCGCCAGCGACGCTACCTTCGGTCACAATATCGGCTTCGCCTGCGAAGATTTGGGTTGGCTCCCAAGAGCCGAGGTCGCCATTTCCCGCCAGATAGTTAGGCAGGCTGGTCGCGGCCATCATAGTCAAAAGATTCATCCGAAGATCCCCTATTACTTAGCCATGTTAGAGCCAGCTACAGCGGTCATTGCCGCCATCAGACCAGCCGTTTCTTTCGCGCCTTCCTGCTCGTTGCCAGCGTCGGCACCAGCGTTAGGATGGTCAGCATTCGCCATCACGGTATCGAACGGGCTGTCACCCTTCGCTTCGGTACCCGGTTTACCCGGCGCGGCAGCGTCAGGGGCCACGGTGGTGACTGCGGCTTTCGGTTCTTCGGCGGAATTGGTCAGCATCGCAGTAGCGTCTTCAACGGACATATTCGTGTTGAAGGCGATATGGTTTGCCAGTTTAGTGCGGTTAGCCGCTGCATCGCAGCCCATGATCCCGGCAATGCGGGTTCGTTCGTTGGTCGCCGCCTCTGCGCGGGCTGCGTCCATTTCTTCTTGCGTAAAGCTCATTGCGTTCGCTCCTGAGTGATCCGGGCTGTTATCGGACGGCCCGTTGAGGAATTCGGTAACAGCCTTCGAAGGCGTTGATACCGCGTCAATTAGACCGATTGACATCGCTTCACCAGCGTTATAGCACATCGCTTCGGTGTCGCGCACCACTTTCGGATCTAAATCCCTGTTTTGAGCGACAAGATTGACGAAGTCGGTGCGCATTGAATCCACGCTCGCTTGCCAGTCTGCTCGTACTTCATCGCTCATTGGTTCGTACGGGTTGCCGTCGGCTTTGTGCTCCCCGGACTTAATGATATTCACGGTGATACCGATATCCGCCAGCATCTTCGACATGTCGATGTGAAGGGCGATAACACCGATGCTTCCGGCACCGCCGGATGGCGTTACAACGATTTTATCCGCTGCGCTTGCCAACGCATATGCCGCAGAATAGCAGTTTGAATCGACAACCGCCAGCGAAGGTTTCTCGCCGCGTGTATCAAACATTTCCTGAGACAACTCGAAACAGCCCGCCGCTTCCCCGCCGTTCGAGTTGACGTCGTAGATAATCGCTTCGACATCAGGGTCGGCCAGCGCTGCATTACGCTGACTGCGGATAAAATTGTAGCCCGTCACGTAGCCGTAGTAATACCCGCCGTAGCGGTTAATCAGGGTGCCATGAATCGGGATGATGGCGAGGCCGTTGGAAAAGGCGAAAGGTTTGTCCGCAGATGGTCGGCCTACGCCATACGCTGCACACAGGTTTTCGCGCATCTGCTGTTCAGCGCGCTCCTGAAAGTCTTCATCATCACAGGACATCATTTGCTGCATATTGGTCAGCAGCGTCGGGTCATTCTCGCGAATGGCGATCGGCTGGCCGTTCATACGACTGAGCGCCATTGAGACGCTCGCTCTTACGTGGTTGCTCATTCCTTCGGTTCCTCTTCGTTGTTGTCCGAGCCAGTGCTGCCAGTTGAACCGCTTGCCTCCGTCCCTTCGACCATCTTGCCGGAGAAATCAAGGCCCAAATCTTTGATGATGCCTTCTTCGCGGGCGCGCTGTTTGAATACTTCGCGGAAGTCTCCACCGAGGCGGGCGATTTCTGCTTCGTACGTTGACAGGCCATTCTTGATGCGAAGGATAGCGGCTTCGGTTTCTTTCTTCTCGTCGATCTGGCCGCGACTCGCGCCGATCCATTCTGCGTTACAAAGTGCGTCACGTTTCATCGGGTCGTAGAAGTCACGCCAAGTGAAGCCCGGCGGCAGTGGAACATTACCAGCGTTGACCTCTTCTTCCAACCACAACGTATAAATCATCGAAGCAAAACGGTCGGCTACCAGCTTTTTACGGCTTTCCATGTACTTCCACGTTTCAGCCATCGAAGCGCGGGCAGAAGAGTAGTTCGTCTTCGTATAGTCGCGGCTGAACTGCTCGTACGAAAGGCCGAGTGATGCGGCGATGTTCCTGAGCAACGATTCTTCATAATCGGTTCCGACTCCGCCCGGCGTTCCTGCGGGCTGCATTTTCAGTTTCGTACCGGGGAACAGGTGCGGGATTTTCGCCCCGTCGATTGCGATGTTTTTCGATCCGGCGATGTACTCGGCCAGACTCCCCATGTAGGTTTTCAGGATGTCGCCGAAAGGCGTCTGCCCCATACCCATCTGATTGAAGACCACGTCCGACGGCAATTCGGATTCAATGGCCGCAGCGTAGGTCGCGTTGACGATGGCGTTTTGCAGCGTGACTTCCTGAAAGTTTCGGGTCATCTTCATCTGCTTCAACGCGGCGACCATTTCACTGATACCGCGAGTCTGGCCCGGCAGCAGCGCTTCAATGATGTGGATCATCCGACGTCGGCCCCAATCGAAACGAGCGGGCTGATATTCCCATCGCCATTGTTCGAGGTCAGTCGGGTCGCCCGGGAACGCCTTACGCAGCCAGTAGCCGATCGGCGCACCCATTTCATCCAGTTTGACGCCGGAGCGCAGATACTTGTCGTCCATGATGTTGTCCGGGTTGGACAAACGGTATGGCGAAATCATCTGGATCGCTGTGCCAAACGGACGGCGCTGCATACGGGTACCCTTCGGCTTCATCCACTCGCACGACGCCAGAACTTCCCCGGTCATGATGAAGCCGCCAACGGCCAGACGTACAAGCCCGGTCAGGGTGTTCATCCGGCGGGCATCGAACCAGTTTTCAGGAGACTCGGCCACCATGTTGAAGCGCGCCTCGACTACCTCCTGAAATTCATCCGCCCACCCTTCCGGCGCGCCGAGAACCAGCGAATTCGGTTTCGAGTTGAGTTTGTACTGCGAGCCGACCACGCTGTCACGGTGGATCGCCACCGCGCCGAACGCGTAGCCGTCGTTCTGTACGATGTCCTGAGCACGCGAAAGCGCCAGCGTACCGTCTTGGGCGATCTGCTGGTCGGGTGAAATGACGGCAGGCGTCCAGCGGAACATTTCACGCGTGTTCCGTTCAGCCCCCTCTAAGCCGCCACCGAGTGCCGAAGGATTCTGCGGCGTGGCGTCCAACGTAGCGACGTCGGCGGTCTTTGCCACTTTCTTCGCCCGTTGTGTAGTGCTTCTCTTTTTCTCGGTCATGGGAATAAGAATCCTGCTGGTGAACTTGGTAGGCCCATGAAGGCCGCGCAAGGGTTGTCCGAATTAATCGCGTTTTGCAGTCGAACGATGTAGGCCCATAGGCTTTGTCGGTTCGCTGCGGTATATTCCACGCGTTCACTGTTCTGATCCACCACGACGCGTACCGAGCCGCCGAGGTTTAATTGGTGGTACGCATCCATCGCTTCTTTGAGCATGAGGCGATATTGCGCGCGGCATTCTTCTGGTGTCATGGTGGTTCTCCTATGCTAACGCCATTGCGAGTTTCTCGAAACTGTATTCGGTATCTTTCGGCGCATCAATAGGTTCATCGCTCGGCGGTAAAATAACCATGCTGTTATCGTCCCACTCCGCCGCCCATGATGGCGGGTTGTCCCAATCTATTTGTTCAATCCCGAGCACCCGGCCGCTGACGCAAATACCCAATAAATAATACGCCAAGTCCCACGTTTCGTTTCGGGCGTGCGCCGGGTTGTGCCAGCCTTTCTCGTCACGCGTCTCCGTACACAGTTCGGCGAATACCGCGTCGCCCATCCAGTCCGGAATGTGGTACATGCCTTTTCCCGGCTCCACGACGTCCAGTCGGCCGTTCAGGCTGTCTTTCATCACGTTCGAGTTAATCATCAGCACCGGAACGTCGCCGCGTGCGATGGCCTTTTTGTCTTTCTGGTTGGAGTCCGGTAGCGCCACGCGGGTACGCGGGTTGTTCGCTTTCGGGTCGCCCTTCACCAGACAGAAGCGCCCGGTTTTCCCTTCCTTCCGCAGTTTCCGGAAGAATTCGTACGCGTTGCCAGTTACCCCGGCTTCACCGCCGGAGTCGCACGCGGTCATCTTGATCGGCAGCGAACGGCCAGAATCATCGGACAGCAGGTACGTCTTGTTCATCACTTCGGTTTCAATGAGATCCCAATCTTCGAGGTATGCGCCCGGGTGCAGGATTTTCGGGTCGCCATCGTCATCGAGGCGGCGCGATTTCGTGATATTGAAGCGGTCGATCAGGTATGTGTCGAACGGGTAGCCGGGGGCCACGCCATGCACCGACACTTCAAAGCTATGCTTCTGCACGTCAACCGTGGCCGCCAAGAAGCGCACGTTCTTCGGCACCGTCTGTTCCGGCCACTTCTCGGCTCGGGCTTTCAGCGCTTCCGGAACGCGTACCGTCTCGATAGCCTTCGGCACGTACGGTTCGCCCATGTCGTTGTTCCAGAATTTCTTCAAGGACTCTTCGGACATCGTACGCTCGTAGTCATCCATCGCATCGAGGTAGTTCAGAACCAGTTTCTGCCATGTGATGAACGCGGCCGCCGTTCCGCGAAGCCAGAAGGACGCGAATGACGAGCGCATCGGCACCCCGGCCAGTTGGCCCAATTCGTTGACGTGACAGCCTTCCGGCACCCACATCCCCCACAGGTTCATTTCGTATTTGTCTACCGGATCGATTTCGCACCCACAATGCGGACAGACCATGCGCACCGTCTCGGACTTTTCGAGGTTGGTAAGCGGATTGCCATCGGCGTCTTTCGTGTTCCACTTCAAAAGCTGGAAGGTACCTTCGAAATACTGGTCACAGTGCGGACACGGCCATTTCCAGCGTCGGCGGTCGCCACGGTTGTATAACCCGACAATCCCGTCGCATGGCGGGGCTTCGTGCGGCGTACGCTTAATCCAGTTCGGGTCTTTAATCGGACGTGATGGCGAGGACTCGGCCGCACACATGGCAAACGACCCGAAGGTCGTCGTACGTTTTGATGCGAGGTCGAAGGCGTTACCGTCGCCGCCGATGTCGTCGTCGATACGGTCATAGTCGGTGATGATGATACGGCCAACCGGACGGCCCGCCAGTTCGGTCACAGACGGGTAACTCAACGTCAGGATGATCCCGGTAACGTAGTGTTTGTCGAACTTGTTATCAGCGTCGCGGTTCTTCATCAGCATTTCGCCCACTTTCGGGCTATGGCGATGAAGACGGTCTACACGTCGCATTGAGAAGTCACGCGCGGCCGTTGACGTCGGGCAGTAGATCATCAGATCCATCGGGTCAACTTTCACCGAATAGACAATGCTATTCAGGATCAGCGCATCAGTTTTACCGGACTGTGCCGGGCCGACAAACGCCATCTTGTCGTACGCCCGGCTGTTCATCATGTTCATCGGCTCAACCATGTACGGCGTGGTCGAGTTTAGCCAACCCCCGACGTATGCGCCGGGTTGGTTGACGTAGCGATACTTGGCGGCCGCGTCGGCCACCGTCATGCGCATGGGCGGCCGTAACTGCTCGGCCACCGAACTGATAATCTGCCCGATGCTCTTAAACTTCATCGTCGTCCACCTCGTCGCCGTTGAACTTATCGATCAGCGCGCTCGACAGGTCGTTCAGCATGGCGTCAATGGATGACGTGATGACCTGACGTTGCGGCTCGCTGAGTCCGGCCTGACGCGCCAGCGTGTCGGGAATGAGCAGCATCGACATGCGCAGCACCTTCACCGCCTCGCCGAAGTGCTCGATCACCTTCTCGGTTTCCCACAGGTTGCCCGCTTTGATATCGAAGTCCTGCTTTGCGCGCTGCCCGGCCCAAAACTCTTTCGACAACTCCTTCGGCAGATCCTTGAAATTCATGCGGCGCAGGTACGTCTCAACGTCGTACAGCGGCTTAACGAGGTACGGGGCCACTTCGTGCACCGCGTAGATCGGGTACCCGCCGCGCTCGCCGACTGGCGGGACATCCATGATTTTCGGCGTGATGTCCCGGCGCTCCATGCGGAACAGCTTCGCCAGTTGCGTGATGTTGCAGCCCTGAAAGATCATCGCTTCGGTATCGGCGTCCGGCGCATTAGAGCGGCGATTCCGGGTTGCCAGTGGCGCATTACTCTTCGTCATCCCATACCCCTTTATTTTTCGATTTCTTGCGGCGTTTGATGCGCCCTTTGATACGTTCGAGCAGTGCGAAGAACGCGTCCTGCACGTCTTCCTTCTCGACCAGCGCCTGTATGACGACATCGTCGGCTGTCTCGGCCAGAAGCCCGTTCGGTGTTCGCAGCATCGCCTTGAACTGGTAGATCGTAACCGGGAACTTCTGCCCCTGACGGTGCAATCGGCCGTTGAATTGCAGGAAGCGTTCGAGTGACCACGGATTGTCGATGTAGACGATGACGTGGCCGCCATGCTGGAGGTTTAGACCGTGTCCCGCAGACTGAGGGTGCGCGGCCAGCAGGCGAATCTTTCCGGCGTTCCACTTCTTGATGCACTTGCCGTCATCGTCCATGACCACCAGATCTTTAAACCGCTCTTTCAGTCGTTCGAGGGTCGGCTTGAAGTGATAGGCGATCAGCACGTTTTTGTCGGCCAGCGTGGTTTCCAGCAATTCTTCCAGCGCATCGAATTTCAGGTCGTGCAGCCTGTACGTGTCCTTCTGCTTGATGACCTTGTCGTCTTCCGTGATGCCGACGATTTTCGTGTCGTAGATGAAGCCCGAGCACATCTGCAATAACTTCGACTGCAAGGACGCCGCCTGCTCCGCCTCGATCACAATCGGGTCATCCAGATGTTCGTCGAAATCTTCCGGCATAATCTCGACAAGGCTTTCTTCCTCCATCATGCGGTACCGCTCCGCCGTCTCCCCGTCTAACTCGACCGGGACAGGAACGAAATTCGGTTCGTGCATGTCAAGGTAGTCTTCCGCTTTCATGACTAAACATATATCAGAAATCTTCCGAATAATCTCGTCTTCCGCGCCTGGGCGCAGTTTCCACTTGAAGTTGTATCGGTTCTGCGTGAAGTAGTTTTCCTGATAGCCCCCGATGGTGGAGCCAAAGCGCTCGCCTTCATCCAGCAGGTAGATTTGCGCGAAGATACCCATGTACCCCTCGGCCGCAGGCGTGGCCGTCAACTCGACGATGCGTTTGATATACTTTCGCACCCGGCGCAGCATTTTGAAGCGCTGCGAGGTGTGGGATTTGAACATGCTCGACTCGTCAAGCACTACGGCGTCGAACGGCCATTTCGTTTTGAAGTGCTCGCACAGCCACGCGATGTTATCGACGCTGACCGTGTAAAAATGGCAGTCCTTGTTCGCGGCCGCCGCTCGCTCTTTGGCGTTCCCGGCGATAATCGACATCTTGTAGAAGCACAGATGGCCCCATTCGTCGAATTCAGTCGGCCACCCGGTACGGGCCACTCGCTTCGGCGCGACGACGAGGACTTTGTTTATTTCGCCGTCCGCGATCAGGTCGAGCATGGCTGTCCCGGTCATCACGGTTTTACCCAAGCCGAGGTCTACGAACATGCCGCAGTACGGATGGTCTTTGATAAACTGGACGCCTTCATCCTGATAGTCGTGCATGTCGCTGCGGTTCAGTTTAACCGTCCGCAGGCAGTACGCGAGCGCTCTACTCAAAGGCGATAATGTAGTTTTTAAAGTCTGCAAAATTGTCCACCCATGTCACGTTTGCCCCGGCCTTACGCATTTCCTTATGGCGGTGATACTGCTGCGCCGTTGGTTCTTCGCCGGGGCGTTTGAATTCGATAAAAAGCACAATGCCGCCACGGATCAGCACGCGATCCGGGACGGCTTTTTTGCCGGGGGCGGTGAATTTCGACACCCACCACCCGCGCCCCTGCGCGTATTCGCAGCAGCGCTTTTCGACCTTCGATTCTCTGATTATCGGCTCGGCCATGTTAATCCTTACGGTAGAAATAGCCTTCCCACCCGGCAGCGCCAAGCGGAAGCCCTTCGGCCCACGGCAGTTCGGCCGCCATGCAGGAGATCAGGTCATCCACGGTCAGCGGGCTGTCTTCCGGCACTTCGGTTACGATTTCATCGTGGATGTGCATGACGATGCGGAAGCCCATGCGGTGCGCCTTTTTCAGACCTTCGGCGAGCACGTCGCGCGCCAGTGCCTGAACGATGTTTTCCACCAGCTTACCGCCGTGACTGTAGATCTTTCCCCACTTGGTGCCGCTGCCTTCCACCTTGCCTTCGTACTGGAAGTTGGTCTTTGTGTACTTCTCGCCTTTCTTCGGCCCCTTCTGAACCGTCATCTGGCGCTCGACCAGACGCGGACGGAAGTAATACATTTTGCGGCCAGACGGCAGTCGGATGGTCAGGAATGGCTTCGTGTATTCGATGATCAGACAGCCCCACACGACGGCCTGACGGGTACGGATAACCTTGAATACCGCGTTTTCGAGGTCATACCATGCGCGCACAATTTCCGGGCAAAGGTCGCGGAACGCCTGCACCGACTCTTCGGCTTCTTTCTGCGTCATGTGTACGCCCATGTTTTCGGCATAGCCCCACAGTCCGGTCTTCTTGCCATTCTCGTCCATGTGGCCGCCGCCGAGGCGATAGCCCGCGCCGAGGGTAGCAGGTTTGGCTTTCGAGCGGTGTGGCTTCGTCTCTTCGTACGGCAGGTGCAGCCAGTGAGCCGCGAAGGAGCGGTAAAGGTCGTGCTTGGCCGCCAGCGTGTTCATGAACCATTTGCAGTCCGTAAGCCATCCGATAACCACGGATTCGATGGACGACAGGTCAGCAACGATGAACTTGTGGCCCGGCGTCGGGATGAAGGCGGAGCGGATGCAGCCCACCAGCGCGTCCATCGGCTCACCAACATACAGCGTCAGCGCATCAAGGTCGCGCTGGTGGATCATCTTGTTGACGATGGACAGGTCGGTCACGTCCTCGATCAGCTTCGGCGTTCTCGGCAGGTTTTGGGTCTGAATACGACGGCCAGCCCAACGGTTCGTACGGCTCGCCCCGGCGAATTGCAGTGAGAAGCGGAAACGGCCATCCTCGCCAGCCGCGTCAATCATGGTCTGGTATTTGGACAGGGAGTTTTTCGCGCTGTTCAGTCGCATTTGCAGCACGCGGATCGCTTCCGGGTCAACGCCGTTTTCATCGGCTTCACGGATGACCTTGTTTACGGTGTCGCTGCGGAGATCGCTGAACGGGTAGCCGCGCTCTTTGAGCCACGGTGTTAACTGCGCCGGGGAGTTTGGGTTGTTCAGGCCAGTGATGTCGGCCATTTCTTCGATAATCTGCGGTTTGCGCGCTTCTGCGAGGGCCAGCGCCGAGTACGCGAATTCGCGGTCAATCATCACGCCTGTGTCGTTGATGAACTGATCCAGCGCGTACATGTCCCACTCGGCGTCCAGTACCGGGTACCGCATCAGGCGCGCTTTAATCGCCAGTTCGGTTTCAACGTCCCGGATGTTATATTTGCAGAAGTGCCACCAGTCTTCCGGGTCGGTCGCTTCGTTGCGCCACTCAAACGGGTTTTTCTTCGTGACGCGCTGCGGCTTGCTGAACAGGTCGATCAGGCGCTTGCCTTCCGGGTCTTTCAGTTTATCTTCCGGTAAGCCGATCTGCGTGCCGACGGCCAGAAGGTCGCCCGCGAAGCCGAGCATGTAGGCCAGCGCCATCGTACAGCGCCACGCTTTATACGGCGTTTTTATGCCGAGCACGCGGTGGGTCATCACGCGTTCGAACTGCGCATTAAAGGCCCATTTCTCCACGTCCGGGTCTTCCAGCGCTTCACGCAGTTCGCCGGGCAACTTTTTGCCTCGGTGAAGGTCTACGTGCTGCACCGCTCCGCCGTTGATAGACCATGCGCCCATCAGCACTTTCGTCGATTCGTCACTCGAATAGCGGTCGAAGCCGCTCGTTTTAAGGTTCACCCGGCTTCGGGATTCATAGTCAAGATTAATGCAATCTGCCACGTCAACGCTCCTATATGAAAAAAGCCCGCACACGGCGGGCCTTGAATTACCGCCCGAGGGCGTAAATTAAACTTCGTCTTCCCAATCTTCGTCTTCATCCCACGCATCAGACGTGTCAACGCGACCTTCACCGAACGGTTCGTCGTCTTTGCGCTTGAGAACGGAAATCAGGTTGGCGTTGACGCGTTTGCCGAATTTGTTTTCCTGCGACCACGGACGGATGACGACAGACACCCAACAACCGCCGTAGATCTCTTCCAGAATTTCGGAAGAAGTAGTCAACTCTTCGCGCTCGATGTTATACACATCCGGGCGTTTGCTTTCGCGCGCTGAGATAACCCACATCCCTTCGCATTCCGGTTTGTCCGGGAAATCGGTGTCGCCGTCTTTGATGAACAACATGGACGGAGCGACTTTAAGCGCGCCTGTCTTGTGGTTCTTCTTGGTGACTTCGATCTGCTCACGGATGATTTTCTCGATCTCGCCGTGGCTTTCTTTCGGCATCAAAAGCGTCAGCGAGTATTTCGGCTCGCCGCCGTCTTCGCCGCCGTACGGCTTATCGAGGTGCGGGTAAGAAGCACGTACGTTAGAAATCTTGATGTGACCAGATTTGTACAGCACGCCATTCTTGACTTTCTTCGCAGGGACTAATTTCTCGGCCATCTTAATATCCTCGGTTTACTGTTTTACGGGTTTACTTTCTACGGTTCTACGGGTTTACACTTCGTCATCATCTTCGTCGTCCCACGCCCCGGAATACTTGCCGTCCAGTGGTGGCCGCTTATCGGTCAGCGGTGCCAGTGTCGGCTTGCCTTCCGGCTTGTAGACTATCCCCGCGATGATGTTCGGCGCGCCAGCCCGGGACACGCCCAATTCATCCCTAAGCACTTCTTCCATCTGCGCCGGAGTACGCAGTTTGCGCTCGATGTACTTGTCCTCTTCGATGTCGAGGAACTTGAACAGCGCGATCGCATCTTTCTCGTTGGCGAATTTGCGGTTTGTCCGCGACTCCACCAGCTTTTGACCCGGTACCTTCTCGCCGTTCATTGCGCGGCGTTCCAGTTCGAAATCAAGGCGCGAGAACCAGTTTTCGACCACCTTGCGGTATGGCAGGATCTTCGCCATCTGCTCGGTTGTCAGGTTCCCGAACTGCGCACGCCGGAATTTATACTCCTGCGCCAGCGCATCACGCAATACTGACATTTCTTCCTCCCCGAATTCGGATTCAAGGAATTCCACATCCCCGCCCACCGCGCATTCCATCATGTACGCTATCGCTGCGCAGTTATGTGCTGCCCGGCAAAAGCGACACCCTTTCAGGGATGCGCGGCGCGGCGCGGTAAGGCTCCATGCCGCTGCAATCCGCTCCCGGGCGTACTCCGCAAACTCCAACAACTCGTCAATCGTGATTTCCCACGTATCGAAGTGGTCGAGTCGCGGCTGCGCAATCCGGATGATGATACGGTCAAACTCGTATTCATCCGCGAAAGCGCGGTACGCACCGTACGCGTAAAGTAGCGCCTGCGGGTTCCCTTCCGCGAAAACCTGAACGCCAGTACCGTATTTCAGGTCGGTCACGATCAGGGTGCGGTCACGGATGATGATGTTATCCGCCGTTCCGCCCTGTGCGACAAACTCTTCCGGTTCTTCGTCAGGTTCATCCGGGTTCGCTCGCGGCATCAGGTCGGTGAACCATACCCTGATTTCCGTGAACATTTCACCCTCTTCAAATCGGCACCAGTCCACATACTCCTGAACGTAGTCGATCATTGACCGCGTGATAGGGATGTCATGGCTGACATCGCCTTCCGTGATCGTCTCGACGGTACCGATTAAATGGGTTGGCCGGACATCCGTTCGCAGCCATTGTTCGGCGATTCCGTGGGCCACCGTTCCTTCCGCCGCCTCGTAGATGGTTTCGTCATGCTCGAAAAGCCCTGCTATCAGGCTTCCGGAACATGCCATCCAACGCGCTGACGCCGAAGGCGCGAAGATTGAGTGACCGCCACCGCCGAATTCCCGCATGATGCGGACTAACAGCGACTTACTACTCATTCGGATACGCCTTTATCGCATTGAGAAATCGGTGTTGGCCGACTCGCTCAATCGTCGCTACTAATGCCCTAGCGCCTGCCCCGCTGTAATTATTGCGGCCTGCGTTAAAGCGAGTCTTCGCCACGTCGTCCCACCAGACGTCACATACTCGATAGCCCGATGCAGCATGGGTTACGAGCAGCGGCGCTTCGTGTTTCGAGACAGGGGAAGTAACTCTGAACAGCACATCGCGATCACCGATCTGGAAACGAAACTCCGCCCACGTACGCGCGAGAACTGCGCCGCCGGATGTTGCTACGTTGGTGAAAGTAATGATGGTCACAATTGCCTCTCCGTTGGTTGTGAAAAACGGCCCCCCGAAGGGAGCCGATGCGGGGCGAAAGATTAAACGTCGTCTTCTTCGCCGTTACCGCCTTCGTCTTTTTCAGCCAGTTTGGCTTCACACATTTCGACGATTTCGTCGAAGTGTTCTTCCTTCGCTTCCGCGACTTTCGCGAGGCCGAAGTGAGCGGTGATTTTCTTGGCTTCCGGCGCGCCGAACGCGTCTTTAACCGCAACCACAGCCGCGACTACTTCGTCTTTGGTGTGTTTCGGCTTGGCCGCTTTGGTTTCAGTTTTGGCTTTAGAGCCGCCTTTCGCGCCGCCTTTGGTGGTGGTTTTTTCGGTGGTTTCGCTGCCAGCGTCAGTGTTTACCGCGCCGCCTTTCAGTGCTGCCAGAACGCCTTCCAGCAGGGTGTTGGTTTTTTGTTGTTCAGCCAGCAGTTGTTCGAAGATACCAGACATAATTTTCTACTCCGTTAAGTGTTTAAAAGGTCGTGTCGTGTTGACGGGATGAAGTATGGCCCAAATGCCGAATCACTGTCAAACACTTTTTTCGAAATTTTTTGATTGGGTACCTCAAAGCCTTGTATTCCGGACGTAAGATGGTTGCGGTACCCGACTAAATGGCCAGCTTGACAGATTTACGGGCCGGATATACTATCCGCAAATCTATAACACGCACACATGCGAGGGCTTGGGCTATGCGATTTCCGAAATGGGCTTTAAATGACGACCGGATGAAGGTCAAATTTCTAATGACACAAGCGGCATTAGAGATCGATCCGAATGCCAGAATGGCGGACTTAGCGAAGGCCGCGAAAGTAAGCTACTCGACCCTTTTATGGGCGACGCAAAATAACGTATCGAGCGCCGTGGCCGAAAAAGTTTGCAGCGCGGTACCGCTTACCGGAATCCGCCCCCACTGGCTGACTAACCCTTCTTGGATCAAAACTGACAGCGAAACAGGGGAAATCCTTGAATGAATTACTGGCAAGAGTACGGCGAAACGCTTTGGGGGAATGGGTACACCGTTGTACCTATCTACGCCCCGGACGCCGATAAGAAGGGCGCGGGTAAACGCCCCATCGGTAAGGATTGGGAAAGAACAATTAACGATAAGGAGCAGATCCAGCGTTGGGCGGAACGCTACACGAAAAACGGCATCGGGATTCTGACCAAATACACCCCGGCGGTTGACATCGACGTTTACGATGAAGACGCCGTGGCGCATATGGCGGATTGGGTGCTGGAGAATGTTGGCCGCGCACCATGCCGTATCGGCCGGGAGCCAAAGAAACTCTTTCTGTTCCGGACGGAATCGCCATTCTCGAAAGTGAAGTCCGGCGTATGGGAAGACGACTTCGGCCAGCGCCATGCGGTTGAAATCCTCGCCGACGGCCAGCAGTTCGTCGCTTACGGTATCCACCCGGACACCAACCGCGATTATTACTGGCTCGACGACGAGAATCCGCTGAACAACGCAGCCGATTTCGACCTCGAAGAGATCAGTCTCGATACCGCGCGTGAAATCGCGGCGGAGTTTGACCGTTACGCCAAAGAGCAGGGCTGGACGATGGTCAAGCGCCCGATGAACGGGTACGAAGCGATCGGTACCGCTGACGAAGAGGATTGGGCGGCAACGGCGGGTATCCGGAAATGGGACGGAACGTACGAAGACCTGCGCGACCTCGTCATGAAGTATCCGAATCCGGAAGACTATGAGAACTACATCAAGGTTCTGGCCGCGCTGCAAATCTCCTGCCGGGATCAGGAAGAAGCGAAATCCATCGCACGCGAATGGGCCATGCAGGCACATAACTTCGACGACGGTGACTTCGAATATAAATGGGACAAAGGCTTCGCGCACAACGCATCACGCCTCGTAACGCTAGGCTCGATCATCACCGAAGTACGTGAAATCGAGAAAGCCGAGCAGGAAGAGAAGGCCATCGAGTACCGCGAGGCGTTTGCCGAGTGTACTGACGAGAAAGACTGGAACGCATGGGCCGAATCCTTCCGTAAAGAGCCGATTTTCGGCATGACCCGTAAGACGATCGTCCAAGTCGCGGCCGAAGCGTACCTGCGGATCAAGAATTATCGGATGACTGCGAACGATAAAAAGGAGCAATTAGGCTTCGATTATGGCTCAAAAGAAATGCCGATTTGGCTGAAAAAATTCGTTTTTTCGGAAGAAAATGACTGTTTGATCGATAAAACGTCCGGATCTTACATTTCTAAGGGCGCTTTCGACTTCGCGTACGCAAATATGTGCAAATTCGAGGAAGAAACGATTAAACCTGTCACTTTTGCCTCGCTGGTCAGGCCGATCCCTATCGTTTGTGACGCCATGTACTACCCGGCGATGCACGGTGATATGGAAGAGACGTTGTGGAAGCCGAAACCGGGTATCAACGGCCCGGAATTCTTTATCGACGAATCCGGTAAGACGTGGCTAAACTCTTTCGACCCGGATTCCATTCCGGAGCCTGCCGACGAGCTTTCGCCGTACGATAAAAAGGCCGTGGAGATCATCAAGGACTTTTTCGTCGTCCTTTTCCCGAATGACAAGGAACGCCGATACGTCATGGACTGGATGGCTTGGATTATTCAGCACCCGACGAAGCGTATCAACTACTCGTTACTGATTCGCGGCGCGCACGGTTCCGGTAAATCGACGTTAGGCGTGCTCATGTCGGCCATGCTCGGCCGCAAAAATGTGGGTTACGTGTCAAACACCGTGATGAACGGCCGTTTCAGCGATTGGGCGGAAGGCGACATCCTGAAAATCGTGGAAGAAGTGTACGACAAGGGCGACCGCTACAGCGCCATCGAGCGGCAGAAAGAGTACATCACCAACGACCGTTTTCAGGTGGAGCCGAAAGGGCGCAAGCCAAAGGTTGTCGTGAACACCAGCAGTAAAATGATGTTCACCAACCACTTTAACGCGTTGCCACTCGATGAAAACCAGCGTCGCTATCTGGTGGTGTCCACGCAGGCGGAAAATCATCTGGACATGGAGCGCGTATATGGGTCGAAGGCGGAACGCTCGCGGTTCTTCAAGAACGTGTACCGGGCGATCGATAACCACGTCCCAGCGTTGAAGAAATGGTTCCTTGATTGGGAAATCAGTCCGGAGTTTGACCACAAAGGCCACGCCCCGCAGGACACCGAGGCATTCGCCATTATGGCCGACGCTTCAAATGACGGAATTCAGGGAGTTATCGTACAGTTACTTCGGGATGGAGATGCACGCGGTGTATCTAACGACGTGATTTTTACCCCCGACCTGAAAAACGCGTTACTGGAGTCCGAAGATATTGAATTTCCGAAGTCGAACCGACTGAAAAACATGCTCATGGAATTGGGGTACAAACCCGGCGGGCTGATTAAACTGGACGGTACCACTGGACGTGTTTACGTCAGGAAACGTGTAAAGGGGGCGTTTGACGAAAACGGAAAACTGAACGCAGATTGGGCGAGGAAAACGCTCAAAAAGCACAACGATAACGTGGCGAAAATCTCGAAGAAACCGTCTGACCCTTTCGACGACGAAGACGAAGTTTGACACAACAAAAAGGCCGGGAAATCCGGCCTTACTTTTAATACGTCGCGTGATCTTTAAACCTCATTTTCACCAGCGCGATAACGTACCATTCTGCTGTCATCCAAACATCCTACCCGAACGGTAAAGACGCCATCTAACACCAGCAGGAGCGAGATAAGAGCATCTATCGAGGTAGAGGAATCGTGTAGGGATAGCATCTTGCTTATCTGTGATTGAGTCTTCGCGGTTTTATACGCCAAGTCCGCTTGTTTCATCTTTCGTTTTGCCATTAACGCTTTTATGTGATTCCTAATTTCCGTTTTTAACTGCGCTTTCGTCTGGAAATCGGTTACTGTGACCATTTTATACCCTCCGAGGTTTTTCCGTTATGAACACTAGCAATATAACTTGTAGTATATATTATAACATATAAGTTATCAACATTTAGGCAGGTAACAGTTCGTGAAAAGTGTTTGTTACCTCTTTCGGGCCAGTGCTGGCGCGGGTTGTAGAGGATCGGCACACGAGGTAACAGATCGAAGTTGTTTCACCCTTACGATCACAAAAAGCGTACCTACATACTATCAATTCTCACCTTTTCTACCTTTCGGTTAATCTAATTATCTAACTTATCTGTTACTCTGTTACCTTTTAAGGGAAAATAGTAGTAAAAACAGAAAGATATGACCGAGGTAACAGACAGAAAAACCTGTTACCAGTCTGTAACCTGTTACCTCCGCTCGCCGCCGTGGACTTGGTCAGCGCCCGCCCACCGGGTAAAACCGTAATACAATCAACCGATTGCGGGGCTAAAGCGCCGTTCTGCCCGCACCCCCGTCACCGCCGCGAATTGGAGCCCCCCTACGGGAGAAATTCGGTTTTTCGGCTAAGTTATTGATTTCGCAAAGCGGGGCTATGGCAGATCCGGCCCATTTTCCGAGAAAGCGGCTCTGCGCACCC